ATGAGATTAGAGCTTTCAGAATACAACAAATAGATTATAAAGATAGATTTACAGTATTCTCTACTATCCATAATACATTATCTCCTGATGATATAATAAATCAGGAGGTATCTGAATTTTTAGGAGAATATCAAAAATTAGGTACCTTTAGGAGTAAATTGAAATATTTATGTGAATATGGGTTTTCAGATCAAGTAATAGGAGTAGTATTAGATCAGATAGGGGAACATGATAATATTAAATCTTACTACTTAGCACTTGGACCTCAAAAACTTAAAGCTTGTGGATATAATAGGTATGATATAGAGAAGGAGTTAGGGGTAGTAACATTCAGTCAAGAACTCCTAGAATCTATTATATATTCAGAATTTAAGGTCGGGGATAAAATAACTTTAGCTGATATAAAAGATAGGTTAGGTTATTTATATTCCAGTATTAATTATGATGCTACTCCTAAGGCAAAGGACTTAGAAAATTATTTTAATGTAAAGGAGTCATCAGCTAGAGTAGAAATAGATGGTGTTAAGAAGGTAGTAAAAATATATAATATAATAAGTAGAAAATAAATATAAAAAAAAGAGGGATTTGTTATTTCCCTCTTTATTTTTCTTCTTCTAAACCTCTAAAACACGTATCCCAGAAGGTGTTACCCTAATAATTGAGAGGAAATTTCAGGTCCTCTCAAGGTTTATACTAATTAATTAAAAATAATAATGCTAATAAAGAATGGAAGACGATTATTTGTTAGATGAAGAAGAAGAAGACCTGGAAAATCAAGGATATCTAGGTCCAGACGAAACAGGAGATGATTCTGACGACGATGACTCTGAAGGTTCTGATGAGAGTATTATTGGAGATGACGAGGATGAGAAGAAAATTAAAGTAGATGAGTCTCAGTATGAAGGTAAGATGACTAAGGACGAACTTTGGTTATCTACAGCATACGATGACATAATAGCAGCAGGAAAATTGGATAAAGATAATGCAATTGAAGATGCTGTTACTACTATAGTTTGGGCTAATCCTAAACATACTTCAGTTAATACAGTCGGAAATATTATTAAAGATTTGTTTCATAAGCAAGGTCACTCTCGTATGGTTAATAGCCTCTATACACCTGATACTCCTTTACGCGGAGAAGATGTTGATATAGACTTTAAAGATGAGGATGACTCTGGATTTAATAAGAGATATGCTGAAGAAGCGAGAAACCAAATAGCAAGATTCATAGAATTTTTGGCTACTCGTGATATTAGCAAAGACTCTATTATATCAAAGCGAAGAAAACAAAGACAAATTCCAGCTTTTATTATTTTCTTATTCTCTTCTGGTATGTATGACTTAATTGTTGAATGTCCTACTATGCCCGAAGAATATGCAACTCAGATAAAAGAAGCAATGAGAAAAATCCTAAAAGCTAAGTATGATATCGTCGAAGAATTAGCAAAGAAGTACGAAGAAATGGGTAGACAGGCTGTGGCAGATCGAGTTAGAAAGTTACAGTTATCATGGTTTAATAAAGAACCAGCCGAAATTAGATCATCAGCCGAATACTCTGATCTCGAACTTACTTATGACGACGTATTGGTTTATCGTGAATATAGATCCAGATTTACTAATACATCAAGAGCTATTACTCAAGATATTATTTCAGATATGATTGAGGTAGTTATAGATAAAGAAGCAGGAGTTTATGAAAGATTAAAAGACAAGACCAGATCAGATGCAATATCAGATGTAAAACAAGTATATAAAGATTGGTCAAAAAATAATCCTGACGATTCTGAACTAGCTACTAAGATAATTTGGAAAGATGTCGAAGGAATGGTTAAACAGTAAAAATATTAAAATTTTATGTCAGTATCTCTTGAGTTACTAACCGATGAAGCTATCATCGATTATACTAAAAGTGATGGAAAAGATCAAGTCCTATTTAATCATAGAGACTTGGACCTGAAGTACAATGGAATACAACCTATCGCCGGTGGAGTCTATGATGTCGATATTTTTGGCTCACCCATGGAAGATAGATGTATTTGTGGAAAAATTCGACAACCCTCTGCTGAACCTTGTCCTCATTGCGGGGCAAGAGTATTTACAAGAGAAGAGGGATTGAGAAGATTTGCTAGAATTGAACTTCCTTTCTATTACTTGAATGATTTACGTTTTGATATCTTTAAAGAACTTTTCGAAGATATTTTTAAAGATAGTAAAATTGTATTAGATTTCTTTGGAGACGATCTTCGAAGAAATGGTTATAGTGCAAGAGGAGCGAAGAAATTAGGTATTAAAGTTTTTGATACCTGCCAGTTCGAATATAATCCAACAACAAAAGAACTAAAAATATCAGAATTTATTACTGATGAAGCTCTATGTTCTTACGAAGGATTAATTAAAATTATTGAAGAACATTTTCCCGCTCGTCTTACAGAATTTAAAAAATTAATTAATCGGTATTACCTAGTACAACCTGCTATGATGAGACCTTTTACTCTCGGAATTAAAAACGGGAAAAAAGTAATGGGATCTCATAAACTTAGTATTTGGTACTCTATTATTATCAGACTTTGTTGCGTAGAAGATAAAAAATCTAATGACTTGAACTATGAGGAAGTTACATCTAAATTTAATACCCCTGGAGAAAGAGTTAGATATACAGCCCTTTTACGTGCTCTCCTAAATGCTGGGAAAAAAGAAGCTACAGCACTACTTAATACATCTAAAGAAAATCTAGCACGTGACTTGTATTCTGTCCGTACTAAAAATTCTGCTAGATGCCCAATTATACCTAGTACTACATTAGCTATCGATGAAATCTCTGTTCCAATACATATCGCTTATGAAATGTGTCGGGAAGGTTTCTTAGATTACTTAATGAAAGAGCTGAATTTTACCAAAAACGAAGCACTCAAAGCAACAAAAGAAGAATATAATAATCCGGAAACTCTGAAAATGTTTAAAGAGTATGCGGAAAAACAAATCGTACTAATGGTTTCCTAATTGGTACGTTAGGTGTGAATCCTAGAATATATAATGTGAATTATGTATTAAATTTTGTGTATTGCTGGGAGGATCTAAATATCTAATCAGCAGTTGAAGATAATTTATTTATACGAATTTATAATAATTAAAATACTAGAATATTATGAAGGTACTTAGAATTAAACACTTCTCTTCTCTAGTATCTACACAACCAATTTTTAATAGATCTGAACATATGAAGCAACTACATGCTCAAGGAAGATATCAAGGTACTTCTAAAATTGGTATATGGAATTCTAGTGAAGAGAAGAGACAAAGAATGGCATTACTTGGAGCTAAAAATGCTTTAGATAAAAATTCTAAAGGTTATGGATCTGAGTATGCAATGAGAGTAAATAATAGAATATTACTTGGAAATAAATTTCAAGGAGAAACTGGTTATTTATATTTTGTAAGATATCCGAAATCAATAAAAATTGGATTTTCAAAGAATTGGGAACGTAGAATTAATACCCAATTGATGAATCAATTTCAAATACTTGGTGGAAAAGTTGTAGCAATTATATCAGGACCTACCAATGAACTAGCTGATCTCGAGTTTGATACTTTTATTAAATTTCAAAAATATACTAAACTGTCTAAAGACGAAACAAGGTATACTGAATTTTTAGATGATAAAATTAGAAAAGACGTATATAACTTTTTGGATGATAAAGTAAAAAATAATAGTAATTTGAAATTTATTATACAAAATAAAATAAACCTTTGAAATTTATGACACAAGAAGAAATTAAATACCATAATCAACTATGGTATTATAAAACATATAATCAACTTATAGATAAATGTATACAATTGGAGTCTGATGGTTATCCAGAAGATATGTATACAGAGGTTCACCATATATTACCTAAATGTATGGGTGGAACAAATAAGGAAGATAATTTAGTAAGAATGCCTGTTAGATATCATATAATGGCTCATTTATTACTTGTAAAAATATATCCAAATATAGGAAAAATAATATATGCAGCTAATATAATGATTGTCGGAAATAAAAATACAAGAGCTGAACGAAATCTAGCTTTAAATCAATTCTCTACAAAAACTATTAGTCAATTAAGGGAAACTATGGCAAATTATCAGAAAGGAAAACCTTTATCAGAAGAACATAAGCAGAAAATTTCTTTTGCATTAAAAGGAAAAGTACATTCTGAGGATCATAATAGAAAAGTTTCTGAATCTAAAAAAGGAAAACATTTATCAAAAGAAACGAAAGATAAGTTAAAGTTGTCCCATTTAGGTAAAAGTCTTTCTGAAAGTCATAAAAAAGCTATTGGAAACGCTCTTCGTGGAAGAAAAGGAAAACCTCTCTCTGAGGAAGTAAGAGAGAAAATTTCTAAAAATAATAAAATGTCAAAAGCTGTTCAGGATTATAATGGTGTAATTTATAATAGTATCTCTGATTGTTCTAGAAAATTAAATATTCCAGATAGTACTATTAGTTATTGGATCAAAAAACATCCTGAAAAAGGTTTTAAATTCGTATAAATAAATTAATCACAATTCAACGACTATGGACAAAACCAGGCTAGTGTTGTGATAACCTAGTTTTAACCATGGAAAATATAGTCTTTGCAAGATAGAATTATATCTTGGGTAATCAATATAAGTTGGCTAAAGTATTGATTATCACAGAGTTAATCGCCAACCCTCTTTGCACGAGTACAGTATGTTTAGCATGAAGCTCAAGCTTAATGATTCATATGCAATTGAATTTCCCATCGCTGTTTGTGAGCCTTTAAATGCTGACTTCGATGGCGATACGTGCTCCATACAACTCGTCCCTCCAGAGGCAGCAGAAGAAACATATCTTAGGATGTCGCCAAGATATGTGAATGTTTATAAGAAAAATAATGAACCTATATTTAAATTTAACCACGAAACTTTGAATGGTCTTGCAGTTGCATCAGAATACGTATTTGATGATCAGGATGAATTAGAAAATCCTAGACACTTTTATACGGATTATGTGCAACTTCTTAAAGATGTTGAAGTAGAGAAAAAAATTAAAGTAGGTACTCCAATTACATTCACTGGAAAAATTGGAAATGTTGAATATACCGCTAAAACAACAAGTTATGGTAGACTTCGAATTTCTAAGATTCTAGACGCAGATATGGATGAAATTGGGATTTTATCTAATAAATATGAACGTATCAGTGCTAAAGCTGCTTCGAAATTATCTTTATATCTTAATCAATTTCCTGATGGAGTTGAGAAAAGAAAAGCATTACAGAAGCTTGCCCTCAGAATTGTTACATTAGCAGGAGTAGTTACGTTTGACTATAAAATTGTAGCTTAAGAAATAAATTATCTTGAGAAAATTCTATTAAAATGCTAGAACTATTAGAATAAAGTAGAATTAGCATCTCTATCTCTTAGATAAAATAGAGTTCAACGACTAAATATAGAACTGTATGAAGTTATATACAGATGATATAGTCTATCTAAATTAAGAAGATTTAGAATTAATGAAAACGTTATATGCTGATTGTGATACTGAGACGTATAAAAGAATATGTAATGTTGCAGATTCAAAAGATCTTACTGATAAACAAAAACTTCTTATAATGACTGAAGAATTTCGTTAATTATTTTTAGCGACTTAATAATTTTAATTATTAAGAAAAATAAGAGAATTGCTAGAACTATATATAAAATACTGAACTAGCATCAAGTAGTATTAACTATTTGTTCAACGACTATGTACTTATTATAAAATGATATAGTCTACCTTTATTGATTGAATAAAGAGTTAGTGAAATATGAAAAAGAAGTTTCTGAAAGTTTTAGTACAGATCTTAAAAATGAATTAGCACGTGCAAATCGTGTAAAACTAAACTCGATTGTAGCAATGTCAATGCCTAAAGAAAAAATTGGGCAATATAATGAAAATTAACTCATTATATTAAAATTATGTTAATTGCTGGAACTGTAAGAATTATAGAATTAGCATCAAGTAAAAGCTTAAATTATTTGTTCAACGACTATATACATAATATTAAAGATATAGTCTAAACTTATATAAAGTAATATAAGTATCATTGCAATTTATTGTTAGTGGAGTTGATGAAAAACCTGTTATTACACGAGGAACACTTTTGTCAGGATATACAGAAAAAGACTATCAGCTTCATTCAATCGAGAATAGATCACTACAGTCAATTTTAGTTTACCTTTAGTTGACTATAAATTCTACTAAATGCTGGAATTCTGTGAAGAGAATCAGCAGTTAATACAAAACTAAGTCATAAAGTTGTGAAATTATTATGGCAGGGAAATTGGAAAAATTTATATTAACAGATAAAGAAGAAATAGATTCTTTTAATAAATTAATTAGTTTAAATCCGCAACCTGGAAAATCTTTTGATAATTATTTAAAAGTTATCAATCGCGGTCATTATAAAATATGTTTATATAAATGGTTTACTGGATTAGATGAAGATATTTATGTAACTCAATCTCATTTATATAAACATTTGAATGATAATAGCAAATTTGTTAAAATAACACCTCAAATTTATTATGATGTTATAGTATTAGGTTTGACTAATATTAATGATCGTCCTAAATGTGAAATATGTGGAAAAATATCTAGATGGGATGGATTTAAAAGAGGTTATTTAAAAACATGTTCAGAAAAGTGTTCTGAACTATTAAGAGATAGTAGAATGTCTGAACAAGGATTAAAAAATTTTCACAAATTACAGACAAAAGAGTCTAGAGAAAAGCAGAGGGAATCACATAAAGGATGGAGTCCTTCAGAAAAACAAAGAAAACAAATTTCTCAACGAATGAAAGATTTCTATAAGACACCAAAAGGATTAGAAATGAGAAAGAATTCTAGTAGGTTATTATCTGAAAGAAATATTGAAATGATGAAAGATAAGTCTTATTATAACAAACGAACAGGAGGTAAATATAAAACAGGTATATATCATTCTAAAGTTTGGAATAAAGATTTTAATTATGATTCATCTTGGGAAATTAATTTTATAAAATTTTTTGAAAAGCAGAAATGGCAAAGTGAGATAAAAATATTTGATAGGTGTTTAGATTCTATTATTTATAAATGGGATGATGGAACTGAACATAGATATCTACCTGATTTTTACATCAAATTTAAATCAGGTCTTCAAGTTGTTATTGAGTTAAAACCAGCAAATCTAATAGAAAAAGATCCGGTGATTTTAGCCAAAAGAATAGCAGCGAAGAAATACTTTGCAAAAAGAAATATAAAATATATTATATTATCTGAAAATGAACTATTCACAACTAGATATATAAAGTATACTAAATTATCTGAAAGTTTAGGAATAGTTAATTCATTTAATATTTATGATTACATAGTTTAATTAAGATTTAGTTTTGTATTAATTCAACGACTATATGTAGAAACTTATGTGAATAAGAAAGGTATAGTCTAAGTCTTTATGAATAAATAAAGATATCACTGAAAAGTTAGTGGAGTTAGAAATAAAACCTGAACTTTATGGTAGCCCACTATAAATAACAAAGAAATGCTGGAAATAATAATAGACAGACGAAGTCAAAGTTTTTTAAAATCAGCAACTTATCAACGAGAAAAAGATGAATTATTAGTACTTTTTAAAACTTAATGTGTAGATTTGAAAAATTCTTAGAAACTCTAAGGCTTGTTGGAAGTATAGCAAGAACTATACTCTCTGGAATTGAAGAATATAGAAAAATTCAAGAAACAAAAGCTTATCGAGAGAATAAGAAAAATAATGTAAAATATCTACCAAGACCAAAAAGGTATAATAGTAGAAGAAAACAAAGATAAGATCAACGACTATGTATTGTTAGATTAAGGAAACTCTTTAATCATGATATAGTCTAATCTTACGTGAATAAGCGTAAGCAGGATAAGAGATTAGAAGACGTCTTTTAAAAATTATAATATCTAATCTCTTTGAATGGCCTAGTTCAGGATATTTAACACGACAAATTTCATTCCTTTTAAATAGTTTTATATATCATGAAGGAGAAGATCCAGAAAACACAGGATTACTCATTCCACGATATAAAGCATTAGGAAGAACAGCACCGAACGGAAAGGTATACCCAGACAAACCAATAGTAAATGGTTCTGAGGATGATCTTGTTCCAGTACGTTCGATTGTTACAAAAAGAACTGGAGATTTAAGCACAATTACACCAGACCTGATTGGAAAGAAATTTAGTTTTACTGATGGAGCAGCAATAGGATAAGTTTAGAATTGTCCATAAAAGTTTGTTATAGACTTTTATTAAACTTCAAGAATTGCTGGGAGTATTATCGCTATTTATTCTTCGCCTTGTAAAATAAAAAACTTAAGGCGAAAATTATATAGCGAGAGATAATCAGCAAAAGATATAGAAAATATATCTTCTTAACGACTATGTGTGAAGGAGAGATTAAAACACTCTTAAGATATAGTCTAGTAATCTATATAAAGTTTGTATAGGTTTAATCGTATCATTTGCTACATCATTAACTGAAGGTACTACTCAATTAAAATTGGTTGCTATATAAAATAGTATTATATAGAAAATCTTTGTAAAATGCTGGAAATTAAAAAAAAATAATCAGCATCAAGGAATATATTAATAACTTGTTCAACGACTATAAAAAAAGATCTTATTAATTTAAGAATGGTATAGTCTAAATTCATTCTAAAAGGATGAATAATCTTGCAGCATTAGGTCTGAAACATGGTGGCCATAGATTATATTTGTGGCGTATAATTTCAATAATTGCTGGAAATATTTGTAATAAAATAAATCAGCAGGGGAAAATAAAATCCCTTCAACGACTATAAATGAAACTAGATGAATTTCTGGATGATATAGTCTAACTTATAAATTATATTATAAGAGTAATTGGAACGTGTGCTTAATACAGAAGGAAATCTTAAAGCACCAAAACAATGTGAGTTTAGAGAGGAAGGCAGATGGATTTACCTAAAAGTTAGAGGAGGAGAATTAAAATATCCGAGACCTAATAATTGGGTAGGAGTAGGTAAGACAAAATTTGAGAAAGGTGACTTAATAGGGTCAGCTTATAATACTACCTCGCCTATTTACAAGTTGAACGCTCTCATAAAACTTATGCGTGCCAAAGGTGAATATAAAATTGCCGTCTAAGGAAGTAATTCTCTAGATTATAAGTAAGTAAATTTGGTGAAGCTAGTAACTAGTAATACCAAGCCTTGGATTAATAATTAGAATCTTAAGGTATAACGAATAAAGACTTACCAACTTTTTTATAAGTTGAATTTATATTCTAAACTATAATAAGAAAATTATAGATAAATTGAGTGATGGCACAAGATATTTTGAGAAGGATAATGTTATTGTATCTGATTGTTATGCTTTGAATGATGGGGTTATTCATTACAAAGAGACCAAGGAAGGTGATACTGAAGTTTGGATTGGTGATACTCAGTATGACTATAATCCAGAGTGTATGTATTATTTTCCTGATGGTACAGAGATTAAGAAATTTCAAAGAATTTCCAGCGGAGTTTGCAATATGAATCATGTTATTGCAGAGTTGGGTTCTAATATTAATGATATTTACTTAATCTTTAGAAAACAATTTTATACTTTAACAGATGGAGGATTTGTATCAACTGGTTTATCAGATCTTCATGCTACACAGGAAGAACTTATTGAACTTTTATTCACAGGTTTAACTGATGTAGGTGTAGATCCAGAAACACAGAAGATTGAAGACATCCAATATCTAGGTACTCAAAGTGGTGTTTTAAATAAGAAGTCATTCTATACTGTTTTGTCTTACGGTTATAGCTCTAGAGTTGTGTCTAAAGCTCTCAAAGGGGAATTAAATCTTTCTGGTGACGTAATGACAGAAACTATATTAGGATTACTTTTAAATAATAAACTTGACGAAAAACAAAAGTAAAAACAAATTATGGGAACTATTAAATTTGAAATAGATCTTCCAGAATTTGAAAAAGAGTTGAGTATTAATGTAACTATTCATAGAGACGGTGAGGTGGTTTATACTACTACTACCTCATCTTCCTCTGTGGATAAATCTAATAATACTAATCTTTTATCGAGCCTTGGAAGTAAACCCGAGCAAGAAAAATGTATCTCTGTGGATGGAGATAAACAAAAAGAAGAAAAACCCAAGAAAGCATCAACTACATCTCGAAGGGGAGGAAATTTGATGAACTTGGATATATGATGATTAAAACCAGAGAAGAGAATTTTTTGTTATGAACGATAATTATTATAAAATTATACTATCATATGAAATTCCATATAACATTTTAGACAGTCAAGATCCGAATATTATACAGGCGAGAGAAATATTATATGAAAAACTTAGAGATGATATTTTTCCGAAGTATGAAAGATTTTCGGTAAAGCTTACATTACATCAACTTAAAGATAACTTCAATTATCTTGTTACTTATGAAGCTTTTTTTAGATCTCTTGATGGTAAACCTATGGGAGAATATGTAGAGGCTCGTAGCTTAAAAGATAGTATTAAATCAGAATTAGAAACATTTTTTAATTCAGTAGATTGCGAATATAAGCAATTAAATATAAAACCATTAGTATAATGAGTAATTTTAATCAATATTTCAGAAACACTGGAGCAAAAATTATAGTAGATCGATTTTTTAATAAAGTTGATGCATATAATCCTAAAGTAAAAGTTGGAAAAATTGGATATTCATTTATAGAAGAACCTCCTCAACCAGCTTCTTACTATATTGAAAATGGATTAACTGCTACACATAAAGTAAGAATTGAATATACAACTATAACGGATGGGAAAGAAGATCCTGAAATGAAGTATGCAGAGTTCGAAGTTCCTAAAGAAATTGATGGTGCATTTATTATAGAAGGCGCTTATCGTATTTCAACTAATCGAATGGGATCTGATTATGACTGTCGTATTAAAATGTCTGGTACAGGAGATTATAAAGTTAATTTCGACTATGATAGAGTTTACGATATTCAAAAACAGATTCTGAAGATAAAAAGAATTAATCCGGAACTTGGAATTGCAGATAAACCAATTGATATAAAGTTTGAAGACATTGATAAATACTTGGAAACTGATAAAAAGGAGATCTTGAAGTTAACTGAAAGACAAACCAAGAAATTAATGATCAAACTTGACTTGGATTATAAACCTGAATATATTACACAAAAACTAATACAGGAATGTTTGGCCTTTGGAGATGATAGACTAAAAGACTTAATCATTGATAAAACATTAGAATCAGTTCCTAACAGTTTTATGCAATATATTTTTAGGAATAATAATGGACGTAACTATTTTGCAGCTAGACGAAGAATTACATCATATTTTACAAAGTATGGTAAAATTCAAGATCAAGTTACTGCAATTAGTACTTTGTGTTTTAGATTTTTTAAAGGAAGTAGCGATAACAAAGGAGATTCAGGAGTACAGGTACAAAATATAAAGGTGCCGTTTTATGGAGAAATCTATAAAATTATTAGTAAGTAAATTCGGTGAAGGGTAAAACCTAATACCGAACTAAGGATAATGAAAATTTTTAGTGTAACGAATAAAGACTTACTAACTTATAATTAAAATATAAGTTAAATTTATATTCTGTTCTATATAAGTAGAACTTTATTTATATAGTTAACAATAAAGCCCCCCTGGAGTAAATTCCATTAACTTAGAGGCAATCTCCCAAAAAATTGTTATTCCTGCGAGTGTAGCCTTTAATTCGACTTTTACAGATTTAGATTAAGTCTGATTATAGAATATTTTTTATAATAAAAACTTTGAGAATTGCTAGAAAACTAGTGATAGTTAATTAGCAGTATAAAATAAGTATAATTATTTATGCGTTGAGAGGAAAAATTTTTGAAAGGAATTTAAGAATGACGCATGTAAAAGAAATTAAATACCACAATCAATTATGGTATTATAAAACGTACAATCAGTTAATAGATAAGTGTATACAGATGGAGTCTGAAGGTTATCCTGAAGATATGTATACAGAGGTTCACCACATACTACCTAAATGTATGGGTGGGACAAATGATGAGTCTAACTTAGTAAGAATGCCAGTTAGGTATCATATAATGGCACATTTATTGTTAGCACAAGTATATCCAGAAATAAATGGATTAGTTTATGCAGCACATGTTCTAGTCTCAGTGAATAATTCAGTTGTATCTACGAATACAGCTGCATTAATTAGAGAAGATTTTAAAAAGTCTAGAATAGGATCTCATCATTCAGAAGAGACAAGGAGAAAAATTTCTGAATCTAACAAAGGAAAAGTTATCCCTAGAGAACTAGTAGAGAAGTTAAGATCTATTAATTTAGGGAAGAAACATTCACTTGAAACGAGAAAGAAGATGTCAGAAGCTAGAAAAAGAGAGAATTTATCCGAGGAAACACTAAGAAAAAGATCTCTAGCGTCCTCTGGAAGAAAACATTCTGAAGAAGTCAAGAAGAAGATTTCTATAGCTAATACTGGAAAAATTTTTAGCGAAGAACACAGACAAAACATATCTAAAAGTAAGATGGGAAAAGGACATCCACATACTGAAAAAACAAAGAAAATGATGTCTGATACTAGCGTTAAGAGAAAAAGAGTTCAAGGCCCTGATGGAATAATTTACGAATCTATGAAACTTTGTTGTGAGAAATTTAATATTCATAGAGATACCCTTCGAAGCTGGATTAAAAATCACCCAGAAAAAGGCTTTAAATTTATTGATTAAAAAATTTATCATTACTATAAATTCCTTTCAATGTAATGAAATTTAATACTTATTTTATATTCAACGACTATGTACAAAGAGGGAAATTCCTTAAGATATAGTCTAGTGATAAAGTAAAAAACTTTATCTATTCGTTAGTCGATATTGCCGACACTCCTATAAATAATAATACTAACCTCCAGAACTCACTTACAGTTTCATGTCATATTACAGACGATGATGTACTATTTGATGTATATGATACAAATTTCGTAAAAATAACAATAAAATATATAGACTATCTTAATAAAAAAGTAGCTGCCAGTGAGTATGTAGATTATGAAACTAACACTTTAAAGCCAGATAAAGATGGTCAAGTGGAGGTTAAGTATAGGATGAAAAGAAAGATGGTTCCAGTCGAAGAAGTGGAATTGATCGATTTACATCCTGATTACAGATTGTCTAGCACAACTCGAAGAATCCCATTTGTGAATTATACAGATAGTGTCAGAATAAGCATGGGTACTAATTTATGTGCCGCTTAAAGTAGTAATATTTTAAGTAACCAGTAAGTAAATTCGGTGAAAGAGTGACTGAGCTTTAATACCGAGCTAAAGATAATAGATTTCTTTAGTGTAACGAATAAAGACTTACTAACCAAAATAAAGGTTAAATTTATATTCTAAACTATAATTAAAAGTATATTATAGAAGATTTGACATCAATGCTTAAACAGAGTATACCTCTGATTAATGCGGAGCGTGCACTTGTTGACACTGGAAGGAATGAAGAGTTGAAAGATAATATATTAAATGAAAAGTTCAGTTATCCAGAGGGTAAGGTAAAGGATATAACAGAGGATGAAGTTATAATTGAATTGCCTGATGGAACTGAGACAAATATTTTACGAAGAACAGCGATTCAGAGTATAAATGACGTGGCGGTATTTACAGAGCCTAAAGTAAAAATCGGCCAAAAAGTAAAACAGGGAGATATTATAACTGGTGCAGTTGGACATACTCCTGAAACATATAAGGCCGGCGTTAATGCTCTGGTACTTTTCCACGCCTATTATGGTTTAGTAAATGAGGATGCTTTGGTGATATCAGAATCATTTGCAAATCGTATAGCATCTTATAGTATAATTGACTTAATGATTAATGTTAAGAGTACTAGTGCTATTAAGTGGATCGCCCCTATTGGAACAAAGGTTAAATCAAAAGATGCAGTAGTGACATTATATAAAGCTGTTCGTCTTGATGCTATAAATCAGGCACTACAAGAAAAACTCGGAGGACTTTTCGGAGAAGGACATGATCTCTCCGAATATACTATCGAGGATCATTTAGTTGTGCCTAATAATATAGACGAGGCAATAGTTTCTGATGTAATGATACAGGAAATGAAGAAACCTAAAATTCCTAAATCAGTAAAATCACCTGACTATTCATTTACACATACCTCTCAGGATGTTATAGATGAATATGAAAAAACAAAATCTCGAAAAATTATCTACGAGAAATACCCAGAGTATATTGCAGCTGATACATTAGATCCTATTAATATGGATCCAGAAGCGTATAAGATTGTGTATACTGTTCGCGTGAGACTCATCAAAAGAACTGTGGGAATGATCGGAAGTAAAATTACCTCTAGATTTAATATAAGTCTAGTTAATTTTCAATAAAAGTTAACTAAATTTTGTGAATTGCTGGAAAAATCTAAATAAAATAGATGGATAGATAAATCAGCAGTATATTTATGTTTAATTATGAGTAAAATATGAGCGATATTAATTTTTAATAATAAATTGAACAATGAGCGAAGAAGAAATATTAATACATAATCAAAATTGGTATCGCAAAGTATATTTCCAAATAATTGATCGCGCTAGATTAAGAGGTTTGGATAAAAATAAAATTGATTTTTATGTAGAAATTCATCATATACTACCTAAATGCCTAGGAGGAACTGATGAAAATGATAACTTAGTTGCATTAACTTATAGAGAACATATAGTTTGTCATAAATTATTGTGTAAATTATACCCAGATAATTACTACTTACATTCTTCTATATATTTAATGCTACATATTAAAATAGAAAATGGGAAGAAGGTAAAAACATTTTCTAATTCTAAAGAGGCAGAAGAATATAAGCTTTTCTTGAAAACTCATAAAAAGCCTCTTTCTGAGGAATCTAGAAAAAAGATGTCAGAATCGCATAAAGGTTGGAGTCCATCTGAGGAACATAGAAGAAGAGTTTCAGAAGTACATACTGGAAAAATCGTTTCAAAAGAAACCAGAGAAAAATTAAGAAAGGTTAATCTGGGAAGACATCATACAGAAGAATCCAAAAGAAAGATATCAGAGTCACGTAGAGGAAAGAAATTATCTTCAGAACAAAAAGAAAAAATTTCAAAATCACTAAAAGGAAAAAGATTAGGAATCTCTCCAACTAAGGAACAAGTAGAAAAAGCAAAACAAACTCGGATACTCCATGGAGGGTGGGTACATACAGATGAAAGTAAAAGAAAAATTTCAGAATCTTTAAAGAAGACGAATTCTGTCTCTGAACATATATCAGAAGATATAAGAAATTCTTTAAGGAAAAAGTTTGGGTTCGCTGTAAGATATACTGATATTAATACTGGTGAAATTTACGAATTTGATTCAATTACAAAAGCTGTTAGTGAACTTAAAGAGTTAAGTATTATGAATAAAAGCTTTCATTTTATAAAGCGTTCTTGTACATTAAATATTAATGGATTTGAATTTATCAATGAAACAAATGAAATGATTCAAAAGAAAGTTCAGGGGCCTGATGGAATTATTTACAATAGTATATCTGAATGTGCTAGACAATTGAATACAGTTAGATCTGTAATTATTGATTGGATTACTAATCATCCAGAAAAAGGATTTAAATACATTTAAAAAATCAATCGCTCATTGATATAAAAATAATTAAATAAAATATATTCAACGACTATGTACAAAGAAGGAGTATTTCCTTAAGATATAGTCTAGACTTTACTTAATTAAGTAAAGTATTATCGATGGAGGCAAAGGTCAAATTACAAGGCCGTTTAAGGTAGTAATATCTTAAATAATCAGTAAGTAAATTTGGTGAAGGAAGTAAAATTCTAATACCAAGCTAATAAAATATAATAATTTATTAGTATAACGAATAAAGACTTACTAGGTTGAAATAATACCTAAATTTATATTCTAATTTACTAGGATAATCTAGTAATAGTAATGGTTGTAAGTGCTGTGAAACCCGACGATATGATGCCAATAATGGTAGATAAGGATGGGAAACAAAGACGTTGCGAAGTAGTGATGAATCCATACAGCACAATAAATCGTAAAATTCCGAGTGTCCTTATGGAATTACAACTCGGAAATATCGCTCACAAATTACACGATCTTGTAGATAATTATAAGAAAACAAAAACAGGGCAAAAGAAGATTAAGCCCCTTCTTGAAACATATTACCCCGGACGTTTTACTAGTATGGATGTAGAAGAAATTATAGAACGTCATAATACTAGTAAAATCGAGGATATGTATTATTTCAATGTTGGCTGCTTCTCTACTAAATTTACTCCAGAACTTGTAAATCAATGGGCTGAAGATTTAGGTGTAGAAAGTCAGAGTAAAATTCTTATGCCTGAGACTGAATTAACAGATCTCGATGAATTAAAAGAAAATCTAGAACCAGAAGAATATGATAAATTAGTTTCTGGAATGTCTGGTAAGTTTAGAGAAGTAGATAAACCTTTGCAGGCGGGATTCATGACCCTTGAAGAGTTATACCATATACCATCATATAGTAATAAGGTTACATCAAGTCTATATGGCGTAGATATTAATGCTAAACGAGATGAACCTATACTTGGAAAGGGACGCTATAGACAGACAGGACAGAAAATTGGTGAGATGGAATTGGCCGTATTACTTTCTAGAAATGCGGATCAATTTATCAGCGGTGCTAGAAAAGACACTGCGAAGGAAGATAATCAAATGTTCCTTAAATTATTGAGGCTAGTATCAATACAAACTGATACTAGAAAATATCTTAAATTGCTGGAACAAAGTAGAAAATCAGCATCAAGCTGTTGTTTTATAATTAACAGCTTGTTCAACGACTATAGTAGATACTAAAGAATACTTATTTTAGATAATATAGTCTTACTTTAAATAAAATTAAAGATGAATAGAATAACTTATTAGGTCTAGGATTAACCGTAAACTATTTGCGGTTTTAAATTATATTAAAATGCTAGAATATTTATAATAAATATATTAGCAAAATATCTTACCTTAGATTATATCTAAGAAAAAGATATTCTCAACGACTAAATATATAACTAAGTTTGAAATATAATTTAGATGATATAGTCTGAACATAGATTAATAATAATCTAGTAACGTAATTGAGTAGATGATAAAGGATTTAACCAAGGTGGATCAAGTCTGAAAAAGGAATTGAATGACTTAAAGATTAAATTCCGTCGTAAAAATAACCTATTAAACATGGGAGGTAATTGATATGGAAAATAATAGCTGTTTAATGCTAAATTGCTCGCTTTATCTTCCAGTATCCTTATCTGCTATATTTAGTAGAGAAGATCTTAAAGATACTGGAATTGAAAATGAATCGCATATAACATTATTATATGCTCAAGGAAAAGAAATCCCTAAGATGAATATTCTTGGAGATATTGAAACTATTTTAGGGGAATCTGAATTTGATGATTTTATTGAATATATAAAATCTGAGAATACTGAAAGAATCTTAGATAATTTTGAGATCGGATCTTTTGAGAATGATAGTGACTATATAGTGTTGAAAATGAAACAAACCAGTGAATTATACAAAACACTTGGATTAATTAATAAAGGATTAAGAACAAAATATGAAGTTGTTTCTGAGTATTCCTATACGCCTCATATATCCCTCGCTGAACTTCAACCAGGAACAGCAAGGAAATATCTCGAGGATCCTAAGATTAAATTAATTCTAGAAGAAAGTTTTGTATCATTCGAAGATCTTGTTATTTCCTATGGACCTAGTAATACGCCTGTAGATAGATTGAGATATAATCTAACTACATTTAATGCAATTGATTACTTCTTTCATACAGAAAATATGAGAAAAGAAAATTCAGAATTAGATTAAATTAAAATTCCTCAGTAAATAAATATTTTCTTCTACTTGGAGAATAATTTTGCTGAGGAATTGTTTTTATAAAATTAACTATGTCAAAAAAGTCAAAATGGTCAGAGTATAGTAGTATTGAAAAAGTTCAAGAATTCATAAATTCCAATAATATTAGCAGTAAAATAGATTTTAAAAATAAATATCAATCTTTATATACTAGAGCTAGACTAAATAATTGGTTAGATAATTTAAAATTTAAGATAATAAAAAGAAATGATCTATCTAAATTTGATAATATAGATTCAATAAGAGTATTTATAAATAATAATAATATAAAAAGTAGAACAGAGTTTAAGAAAAAATATAATGGATTATATTGGAAATCTGTAAGAAGTGGTTGGATACATGATATAAAATTTGAAAAAGATATGAAAGATTGGAGTTACTATGATAGTATAGTTAAGGTTCAAAATTTTATCTATTCAAATAATATTTTAAATCATGATCAATTTTCAAAAGAATATCCAGGATTATTAAGTAAATGTGATAGAAATAGATGGAGTATTTACTTAAATTATATAAATGGTAAGATTAATAACTGGAATAATATTAATTCTATTATAGATGCACAAAATTTTATAAATATTAATAATATAAATAATAGAGAATTATTTACAAAAAACTTTAGTGGTTTATCTGATAAATGTTATAGAAATAATTGGATGAAGGATTTAATTTTCAAAGAAGATGGAATTAAATCTTGTTGGGAAATTAATCTTAAGATATTTCTAGAAAAGAATAATTATACTATAGAATCTGAAATAGTATCATATTCAAATTATTCTAAGATTGATATTTTTATACCAGATCTAAACATAGCTATTGAAATTCAGGGTCCATACCATTTCCCAGTAATGGGAAAATTAGAGCAATATCTATTTCAAAGAAAATCTGATATAAAGAAAAATAGATGGTGTAGAGAGCAAGGAATTACTTTGTTATACTTTAGCTATGATAAACTATTAGTAGAAAAATATGGATATCCCTGGTATATTTACACATCAGAGAAAGAATTGTTGGCAGAAATAGAACGAATCAAATCCTTATAAGTGTAGTAATAAACAAAATATTAATATTATGGAATCAGAAATTAAATTACCAAAGAAAGGAATTGTTGTTGGAGTTGAGTTAGAAAATCTTAATGAGTTTTTTAACCGAACTCAGCATTCGATAGGAACTACAGGAAAGTTTGAGATTTTGAGTGAACTTGAAAAGAAAGTAAAGGGAGAAAAAATACGACACTTAACTGAATATGTTCTTATGAAATATAAACCATTAGAAAGTATTGTATTTAGAATTTCTCGCTATATAAAAGGAGAAAATCAAGAGGAATACATAGTTTATTACAAATTCGAGGGATTTATTTCTTGAAAATAAAATTAGAAGAAGGGATAATAATTAAATCCCTTCTTTTTTCATGTCAAAGCCTTATATGTGAATAAAAAACTTAAATATAGAAAATTTATGAAAGCAGGAGGAGTAATAGCAACTATGATTGCTAGTTATTTAGCTGGAAAAGTTCTTTATGGAACAGGAAAAGCTATAAGTAGAGCTTTAGGTGGTTATCCTAGTAAAGAAGTAGAAAAGAAAATTGATGCTCTTCAACCAAAACTAAATGTAATGTTTAAATTCTATGAATCAAAAAATAATACTTCTAAAGTATCAGATCTTGAGAATCTTAATAAAAGACTCTCTAATGTTATTACTGAAGAGGATTATTTAGAAGTAGAGATTGAAGTGGAAAAGTTTTGGAATATTTATAAAAAAGAGCAGAAAAATTAAAAAAGAGAGGATTAATTTCCTCTCTTAATTTTTTATTTGCTTTCCACTAATTCTTTTGTTGCCTTTCTATGATAACCTTTCTTCTCAAATGCTTCAATAAAAATTCTTTTATGTATTGGATTTCCGGCCGCATCTTTTCCGTAGTATTGATTTCTCCAATGACCTCTTACACCAAAGGGACAATCTATATTTATTTCAGTATCGTATAGTTTATCTACTATAATTACTCCTTGATTTCTTCGGCCAGTATTAGGATCTTCAAATTGTGTAGGTGGATTTTTTACTTTTCCAGATAACACAGATTCAAATGTTTCAGTTTTTATTTCAGAAGTCATCAAAAATATAAAACTTTTAAATGATTCATAGATAAATCTGTATTTTATGCTAAATGATTCCTTAGCTTCAACCGAATATAAAGTTTGATTATAATTATTTTTAAAATATTTAATAAGATCATCTATAGTTTTATTATTTGATAATAAATCTTCTTGACTATCTATTACCTCTTTATAGTAATCTTCTAATGTATCTGACCATCCTAATGAAGTAAACTCATTCATCATTTTTGAAGGAATACTTTTAAAAAATTTATCCAAACAATTAAACTGTTTACAAAGTTTGTATGAGTTAACAAATTCATCCATGCTATATAAACAACCTTCTAAGTTTAATTCAGAAAAATTTAATAAATCACTCTTTTTTATTACTACACTTCCTAATGAATTAAATGTTTTTTTATCATTGCCCATAATACACTTTCCAATAAATGCATATAGTATAATATATTCACTTGTTATACAAAAAATAGAGTGGGCATTATAGTCTGTTTCCTGTTTATCTTTCGTACTAGAATTATATATCAATCCAAATTTAGCTTTCTTTTCTGAATTTCTAAATAAGTCTTCTAAGTTCTTTTTACTGACTATATCTCTTAATTTGCTAGAAAATAGCCGTTCTTTATTAAGTGAATAAAATCGAATATAGTTTTGTATATTACTTGAAATTTTATATTTTCTTATAGGTCTGGGTTCTTTACTTACAACTTCAAAAAATACATTTTCAAATTCAGTAATATGTTTACGGTTCCTTCTAAAATTTTCTAAGCCTTCTTTTTGTAAAACATATTTTACTGCAAATAATTTCTCGTAATCTTTTTCCATAATTTTTCTTTCTTTTAGTTTTTATTACATTAATAAGGATTTTGGGGAAATAAAAAAAAAGAATATCCAAATTAATGAATATTCTTTAAATAGTGGGCCCAGCCAGGCTTGAACTGACGACCTTCTGATTATGAGTCAGCTTCTCTAACCAACTGAGATATGGGCCCTGTTATAATTATGTCTAGTATCGGGAGGGGAGCTCGAATCCCCACGGGTCTTATTTTTCTGCCCAAAACATTTTAAGTGTTTCTTGTCTACCTATTCCAACATCCCGACATCCTTTTTAGTTGTTATTGTGTCTTGATAGATTTTTTATTTTATTTCAGAATTTCTTCCTCCATAAAATTGATTTCCAGATTCTATAAATAATATCTTTCAATCTTTTCTATCATATATAAGAATTTCAGGGTTTCTGAGATTCCTCTTTTTCCTCAAGTTTAAAATTTCCTGCAGTACCATGTCCTAATGATAATACTAATTCTACAGCCTCAGGACCTCTCATGTAATAACATCCATCTGGTGCAGGTTTTCCAGAGTTAAGGTATTTATTTGTAGTTTTTTTATTAAATCCTATAGAGTTAATAAAAAGATATACTCCAAGAATTTTAGATTTATCCTTCGAAAATTTATATATTATATTTTCCATCTTTTTATAGAGGGTTTCACTATCTCCGACTTCAATAACTATATACTTTCCCCTCACTATAATAGACTTGTAGAACGTACTACTATTTCTTCCTAATTCAACAGCTGCATCCACTTTAGATTTATAAAATGTTATTAAATTTCCTAATAAATTGCACAAGATAACAGGTTTAGATAACTTTATTTGTGTATTAGGATTTCTCATATTTTCAGAATGATTTGTTAGTTTTAAATTAGAAAAGCTATTATCATAAGTTATAGTATTAATATGGTCAACTTCTTCTTCTTTTTTTAGATTTCTTTTTAATATATATTCCATAATAACTCTATGTAAGTAATATTTACTAACTTTTACATACCCACTACTATTAATAAATCCTAGTAATTTGTTAGTTTTATTTGATTTAGCAAAGCCTTCTTTACATATAGACATCCATGAGTACTTCCAATGTTCATGCCATTCATAATCATCTATATTTCCAGAAAATCCTATTACTTTATAAAATTTCTTTTTGCCTTGAGAATCTATAGATTTCCAAAAATATCCATGATATCTACTGTTTCTAGATATAGCTGAAGTAATCATTTTTAGATTATATCCTTTACTATTTCGAGAATTTATTGTAAATAATTCATTTCCTAGATCATCCATTGCAATATAAGTATTTAAATACTTTTCATTAATGGATGAACGTCTTTCTGGACTATTATTTTCTTTTATAGTAACCCATTCTAGATTAGATAGGTCATTATTACTTGGATTGTGATCAATATGATTAATTATGTTATACTTTTCAGGCTCTGAATTATTATAAAAAATATTTGCCATTAGTACATGAATTTTAAAAGTTCTATTTTTATTATTAGATAAGTATAAACTAACATTAACATAACCTCCTACCAGAAATTGTGTTAAGAGTTTTTTAGTATTCTTATTTCGGACTTCTTGAAGTTTATTAATTTCATAAATATCCTTAACACCTGGATACACTAATGGAATAAATTCATGGTCAGGAAGATTTGGGTATTTTTGATCTTGGCGATTAAATGGTTTTTCTTTACACATAACAAAATATTTCTTAAATTAAACATCTTTTTCATCATATATAAGATTAAAGACCTAGATTTCGCGCGTTTTATAAGTTTCAAGCCTCAATAATGTAAAATTTAAATGAAGAAATTATGAAAATACAAACAATTATTGACCCAAAACAGCTTGGACGAACATCTCAAGAATTAATAGAGATATTTTTGAAAGATAAGGAAAAACAAGAAGAATTAAAGTTTGATTATATACAGCTAGATTCTTCAGCGGAAAATATCAAGTATTCCATTTCAAGGCTCTAAGATATTTATTCCTAGCCTTATGGGAAAAATCTTGATTACTTATCCGCTGGGTATTTTAGCTGTAGTAAGTGTGGAGGAAAATACAAAATAGAGATCAACTTATAAAAGAAATTGTAGAAGCTTATCATGAAAACTTATAAACTAGACAAAGATTCAGAACAGAGAATAGGAACTGGAATATTTAGAATCTGGGATCATAGTCTTAGAAAATTTAGTACTCCATACTATAAAATATTTACGAACAAGGAATTATAACCCTTGGAATAGATAGTTAGGGGAAGAAATAAAAAGAGAGGTTTTTGACTAATTAAAAGTCAAGTTTCCTCTCTTATTTTTTTTACATAAAAATATCTTGACCATTGATCTGTATTCTTATGTTTCCGAAGGGATTGCCTCCGATTATGCCGCTAGTTCCAGGGATTTCTTCAGGGATCACCTCTTCTATGACATTTTCATCATTAGTAATGATAGTTGGTAATTTTTCTTCGTCGACTGATTCTATTATTTCCTCTTCCATAATTTATTCTCTATTAAAACAATCCAAGTAAGTTAGTAATATCTCCTATATCTGTATTACTAATTTTTGTTCCTTCTACTTCTACTACTTCACCTTCTTGATTTACATATCTAGTGCCAGGGAAGACTATTTCTTTTTTCTGAATAGCTGCCTTGTATTCATAATTTTCAGTAGATTCTTTAAGTTTTTTTACCCAGTATTTAGCATAATCACCTTCTACTGCATCAGGATCATATGGTTCTTCAAATAATCCTTCTTTTGGTTGAGGGCATTCTATTTTTACTTTAATAACTGAGTCTTCATTTTCAGTATCAGTCATTTCATATTCCCAGTAAAAGTAGTTTTTCTTTTTATTACTTTTATATGTACCTTCTGTTTTAAGGTCATCCCATATATTTTTAATAAGCTCCACAATATTAGTAGTACTTGCTTGTCCTGGAGTTAATAAAATTTGTTCTTGAACTAAAGCATTTTCAATAATAAATGCTTGTCCTTTAATTATTTTTGATTTACTCATTGTTTTTATTATTTATTTTAGGTTCAAATTCCCAAGCTTTTCCATAACCTTGAGACAATATTAATTCAACTGCTTTATCTCCTATAGAGGATTCTATAGCTTTGTTTTCTGAGTTTGATAAATTACTTTTCATTATTTTTATGAATAAAACCTCATTTATTATAATTCTTTTGAAAAGAGATCTCGGGAATAATAAAGTTTGCAACCTCTATTACTTCCTACATCCCTAAAAAATTATAATGAAAAGTAAAAAGAACATTAGATCGATCTATAAATATTTCTTTTATAAATTTTTCTAATGTTCTTTCATATATTAGGTTTTTAACCTTTTTCTAAGTGCATTTTTATCATTTCATATTATCACTAGCTACTTTTTCAGCTAATCTCAAGTATGATATGCAATTATAATATTCTGAGTCTTCTTCTGGATATACTATTTCAGATACACTAAATATTTTATCCACTTCTTTTTCTACTTCAGGATCATGAAGATATTTTTTCATAAAATAACTTAATCCTCCCAAAACAATAATACCGTCATCTAGAGCATCAAGTACCTCTCCATAATTTTTATCTAAATATTGAAAAACTTCGATAATATATTTTTTTGAAAACTCTTCAACTTGTCTAGATAGATCTATTGTTTTTCCTCTGCGTTTTAAAACTCCAGTATCTAAAATTACCTGTCCTTCTTTAATTGAAATTGATATTGAGTAATTTTTATATAGATAATCAACAAGATCGTAAACTATTCTAATTACGCCAGAATCTTTTACTCCTACAGCAGCACCAGCTGAAGAGGTACCATTGATAATACTACAGAAATCTAAAGTTTCAAATCCTCCATCAAGTATTAATGCATTTCTTAATTTGACATCATTACGTCTAGAAGCTTCACGAACATTTAGCCCATATTCATTATAGGTATATTTACACGATAAGCCTTGGCAAAAACAATATATATAATCTTCTTTATTTATATTTAATGTTTCATATAAATAATCTAATAACTCATCTACGTTATCGTTGGTATTAAAAGCCATTGATAAACCAATAGCTAATTTATCAAATGCATTTATTCCTTCATCTCCACCATATTTTTTTATTAAATATGACAACCATGGAGCATAAACTGCTTTTAAATCTTCAAAAGTTTCAAGCTTAAGTAAATAAGATCTAGGTACTTTTAACGCTGCAGGTCCTAATACATAATAATCTCCTCCTAATGGAAATACCATATCATCATCACTTTCAAGTGGTTTTTCAGGGAGTTTTGCTGTTGCACTAATAAACTTTTCAAATTTTATTAAACCGTTGGAATCCTTAAAAGAACACTTAATAGCAGAAAAACCAACATCAACACTTAAAATTCTCAAATTGCTCATCTTTTATAATTTTCTAAAATTTGTTCGTAAGCCTTTATTATATTCTTATCAACTTTATACTTCTTGAGATCCCCTAGAACAGTACTGGTTAAGAAATTAAATGGTACATGTGGGAGAAGTGCAGTATATCCAGATGTAACCATACCAACTGAAAAGTGTTCTGTTGGTTGATTAAGTGCTACTACGACGATCTGAGTTAATCCTAACTCTCCCGTAGTATCTTTATAAGCAAATACTAAATCTCCAGCGAGTAATGAACTATGAATACTAGCCCATAAATCATTTGCTACAGACATTGCATTATCCCATCCCCATACTCTTCTTTTCTCTAGAAGTTCATAATCTTTTCCCGACATTTTTTCACTCTCCATCGGATTCGAGTTTTTCTTTGTCTTTTCCATCACTTAAAATATAAATTAGTATATAATAATAATCTGCTTCTTCACAATCAACTTCTTGAATTCCAACTACATCAATATTAGAATAATCTCCCCAGATCTTTACTACTTTTGACAATGACCCTAGAATATGTGCTAAATATTCAGGAGTATCTTGATATTTTCTGGCTTCGAATAGAATATTATAATAAATCCATTCACCAGCTTCTCGATTTCTTTTCTTTGTTTCTAAAAATCTCAATCCTATTCCTGGAGTTTTATCTGTATAATCATATTCTAAGATTCGTTGGGTTAATTGATTTTGAACCTCTAATCGAGTATTTCCTTTTAATCCAAGAAGTCGTTTTATATCGTTATTGTATTCCGGAACTGCCATAACCTGATCCTCCTCGTTCTGTTTCATCAAGTTTATTAACTTCCTCTAATTCCATATGAGTTACTTCTGCACAAACCATCTGAGCAATTCTTTCTCCGTGTTCTACAGTTACCTCTACAGGACTAAGATTAACTAAAACTACTCCAATTTCTCCTCTATAGTTTGAATCTATAGTGGCTGGTCCATTTAAAACTCCTAATCCTTTTTTTAAGGCTTCTCCAGATCTAGCTCTAACTTGGATTTCAGTTCTAGGGGGAAGTTGAACATATATGCCTGTAGGAACTAATTTTCTCTCTAACGGTTTTAATGTAAATTCTTCACCGATATTTCTAAGGTCCATTCCAGAATCTCCAGGTTTTGCATAACTTGGAAGGGGATAACCCGATTTATTAATAATTTTTACAACCATGATACTGTATTACTATAAAATGTTTTATTACCTATACCTAAAAAATGTTTTTGTTCACGAGAATCAGTATATACATTTAAATCCCCAATAAAATCTTCAATAATTGTATAACACCAATCTCCATATTCTACTAAAAAATCTGGCTTATATTTTAAAACTTCGTCAAGATAAAATACTCCAAAAGTTCCAGAATCTACACAATATCTTCCAATAGTTTCCCTTTGATTAACTAATTTTTCAAGATTAATCTGATTTTCAATTGAAGGATTATCGTAAAGATTATAGTAAGCTTCTTCAATATTATCTACGAATTTTTCAAGCTCAAGTAAACCAAGAATATCTTTTAGTTTTGATACTTTCCATCTTCCATCTCCAACTCCAGTATCTTCCCAAATATAATTATCAGAGAATCCTACTTCTTCAGAGATAGTCATATTATCATAATTAAATCCGTTTCCCCAATCCTTGTTTTCTGCAATATAGCAAGGATCTGTGATAATAATCGTTCCGTTAAAATTCATAATTTATACTTTTTTCTTGTTCTAAACTTAAATAACCAGGATGTTCCAGAAATAAACTTTACTTGTCCAATTACATCTGGTCCTTTGTACATTTCATTAATATTAGTTGAATAAACATTGAATCCATAGTTTTCAGGGCCAAGACAAGTTCTAGGTTTTATCAATTCTCCAGATGCTATTAAAGACTGAAGAGTTGACATTAGATAATCGTAATCTTCTGGTAATAGATAAGTTGGTTTTTCTAAGTCTTCCAGTGCTAAACAATAATAGACTGGGAGACCTAGATATACCGTTTTACCTTTCTGTTCAAATATAAGTAATCTAGATTCTTTTTCATATCTTACTTTAATTGGAATCGGAAAGTTTGTTTTTATCGTATTATCAGAAAACTCTACTAAGGAATTATATATTTCTAGAATATCATTTTGTAGAGTAGTCATTGTAATTAATCTTCAGAAGTTGCACAAAATACCTTAATACCCATCTGATCTAAAAGGTTATAAATCTGAGTAGTAATAGCTGGTGATACGGATCCAGTAGTGTTCTTAATTTTATCCATATTATTTAATAATAATGTAAATGGATTTTTAACACCACTTAATTTATTAGGATCAAACAAACCAGACTGTTCTACAATTTGTCTGAGAATAGCTGGAATTTCGAGACCTTCACCAGGAATAATTTTAGTTGCAGTTGGGTAATCATATTGCATAAAATTGTAATCGATCACATTCCACTCTACCACATCACCTGTCGGAATACCAGATGCATTTTCTTCATCATCAGCTACATTTTGGATTTGAACAAGATAACCAACTTGAGCTAACCAATAATTAATGCAAGAAAAATCCTTAGTACTCATTGTAGTTTCTGAATTAATAAAGCTTACTAATTCAGCATTACCAATACTATTTTCGAAATTTGCTAAATTATTCTTTAAAAAACCCTTAACAAATTCCATAACACTTACGCCCATACCTTCTTTATCAAAACGGCTACGAGCAACACAACGGCCTACCATAGAATTCATTTCTTGGGCCGGAATAGAATACAAATTTACTTCAATCATTTTAATGTTATTTTATATAATATTTAATTCGGGACTATCAACTAGTAAGAAAATAGCCCATAAACGCTCTTCAACTAAACCTGATTCAAACAATTCTTTTTCAGACGTAGTAAAATCTCCAACAGTTAAAATAGCTTTATATATCTCTATAAAATCTATTTCCTTACCATTTTTCCAAGATATATACTGATCAACTAACCAAGATTCGAAGGGTGCATTATTCATTTGCTGATAATCAAGAATAATAAATTCATTAATTCCAAATGCATCCTTAAGGAGTTGAAAAATATCTGAAATTCTTGCTCGGTAGGAATATTTAGATACTAAGATTTTATATACTGCTTTCACTGTATCAGTATAATCTGTATCATTTCTTGTTTTTATATAATTTTTTCTTTGCTCTAAATCAAACATTTTCTATCTCTACTTCTAATGGAAATAATCTCTTAATTTCAAACAGTTTTAAATATTTATCATTATATTGATCCATAAAATCTTTCACTTCTTTATAATGATCAAATACCCAATTTCCATTAAGACTATTTAATACCTTTGATTTATCTTCAAGTTGAAATAGGTAAGTTTCAATAGTAATATCATTTCCTGAACCGTGATAGGATTTAGGAGTACTACTTATCCTTTCAATATCAAATATATCTCCCCAAATTGGATCTCTCCAATCTATATCGAGTACGTAAAATATTAATTCTCGAAGAAAAGATAATTCGAATAATTTATTAAATGAGTTTCCTGATCCTTTCCATTCATACTTAAAAGAGTTAACTTTATCTTCCAAGCCCCAAGATTTTATTAAGTCTAAGAGTTCAAGATAAAGTCTATTCCATTCTTCTTTTGGTTTTTCTACAATTATTGCTTCTTGTTTAAATTCCAATAGACTTTTCATAATAACTTCTTAAGATTGTATAACTTGCTTTCCAAACTAAATCTAAATTTCTCACTTGTAAATCTGTTTTAAGGTAAGATCTTAATTGATTATAGTAACTATTAGGATCATTTCTTTCAACACTTCCCAACAATTGATCTATATTAATCCCAGTACTTTCCCACTTAAATCGATCTATAACAAGTAATTTATTAAGATCTAGTTGTTGTTTAATATTACTAAGAGATCCTATATAATTATTCATTCGATCTAGTCTTTCAGTACACATAGGATTTCCACATTTCAAAAGACTTCCATAAACATCTTTTTCTGACATATTATAACCACAGCTACAAGTTGGCCACATAAAATCTCCATTACCTTCAGTAAAAGAATCCCCTACCATTGGAATAGTTGAATTAGCCATAATAATACTTACTATTGCTCCAGGGGTAATTTTCTTTTTTACCATTTTTCCCACACTTCCAGCACTTGGTTTTCTTACTGTACATCCTTTTACTTGAATTGGATCGATTAGAATATTAGCTGACCAAGAATCTTTTCCTTTAGCTACTTGAGAATTCCATTGTATACCTCTTACTGTAGTTTTTAAAGCTTCAGTTCCTGATCCAGCACCAGCAAATTTTAAGGCGCCGAGACATATTCCAAATTCATCATATACTACCCAACCATCATTTAAGAAGTAACCAGTTGAAGTAACTGTTTTATCTGTTTCTGTATATTCTTTATTTCCGGCGCTCATAAGTTCTTCTATAGTCCATACATCGGCAGGGGAAAATAAGATATGTCCATCAGTTTTTGAACATACAGTTTCAAACATTTTTAAAACTTCACGATAGTCTGTTTTTCTTAGTATTTGTCCTTCTATTGAATCATCAGTATAATATCTATAAGCTCTAAGAGTTAATAAATTATTTACCTCAGATTCACAATACTTAGAATTTATTAGTCCATTGGCTCTTTGTCTAGCAGTTTCAGGATCAGTATCAGAAAGTCGATTAATGTCAACTAATGCCTCTGCCTGAATTGCTACTATACCTTTCGGAAATCTTTTTGGAAGGAAGTTTATTAATTTCCAAGTTTGATCTACCCCATAGTTATCCAAATTTAAATTTCCGACTGTAACTATTCTTTTTGGAATACCAGTTGAAGAATCTAAATAAATTGCTATACTAGATCCATCATACTTTAGATCACAGTATTTTCCAGAGTTTTCATTCATAAACTCTGAAAGAGCACTTAACATAGTTTTTTCTTCAACTTTTTTCTTTTTAATTTTTTCTATATAAGAATTTTTTGTCTTAGTTCCTTTTAAGTATGTTTGATAAACATAATCTCTGACAAAAAATCCATCTTCTTGCGCTGCTCTAGCTTCTAACATATCATATACAGCATCATCCATTCCGGTAGGTACTGAATCAATATAATAGTTTTTACATGCAAGAATAAGGTCTTTCCATTTTTCTAATGATTTTTCTGTAATATTATTTGTAACGCACATAAGTTTATTTATTTTTTAATAGCCATCCAATCATTATATCTTGGACTTCTGAGTCAAACATTTCTTTAATATTACTAAAGTCATCTTCTGGTATAAAAGATGAATTAGGTTTTATTGCAACTTCATATTCAACTTCTCGACGATCAGAATATCTAGTAATTATCTTATATCCAAGTTTTACTAAAAATTCTTTCATTTTATCATAATCCCAGTGTATTCCGAAAGGTTTAGACATCATCATATTACTAATAACTAAATCAGTAAGAGGACAATCTGGTAAATCTTCCGGTTCAAAATCGAAATCATCTTCTTGTTCGTCAAAATTAATATTTCCTTCCTTCCCATCATAGAGAGGAAAGTCATTATCATCTTCTTTTTTCATAATTTTTTTATTTTATTTAACCTCATTAATTAGAAAATCAAGCTTTCTCGGCTGCGTATTAAGCATATAATTTATAATATAACTCACTCCAAAACGATCGATCATATCATCTTTTGTTTTTGATAATATATTTTCTATAAAATCAGGAAAACTTATAGAAATTTTATCGGTTAATTCATAAGCTCCTTGAATTGTTCTATAGTAATATATCTCAGATTCAGAAGAAATTCCATTAAAGTTGTATAAATCACTTTTTAAAAATTTATTAACAAATTCCACTCCAATTCTTTTATAATTATCTCCATGAGTAATTGTATAAAATAATTTCTCTCTTTTAGCTTCAAACCTATAACCTCTTAGGGAATCTTGAGAATTAATTAATTTTAGAATTTTCTCAAAATTTGGAAGTTTTGAAGTATTTGATCTATATTTTTCTCGATAAAGATATGCTAATCTAGATATATAACCTTGATATCTACCATCTGCTAAAGACATATATAACCATTCGTCACTAAATCCAATTGAAACTGAATGGGTATCACTAATTATTATCTTTGTCATAAAATAATGAAACCCCACCCTGGAAATGAAAATCAAAACCAGGATGAGGTGTAGTATATTATGTTTATTAACCTTCTACTTTAGTTTCGGAAATATTATCATCAATGATTGTACAATCAATTAAGAGAATCATTGACGCTGCTGAAATAGAATTTTCAAGAGCTACTCGAAGAGATTTAGAACTATCTAAGATCCCCTCCTCAAGTAAATTACCATACTTTCGAGTCTTAGCATTATATCCAATTCCTGGTTTAGATGATTTAACCTTTTCTAGAACTACTTCTCCAGAAACTCCTGAATTGTCTGCAATTGTTTTAAGAATTACTGGAAGACTTGAGAATACAATTTCTGCACCCTCTACTTCATCTCCAACTAAAGATTTCCAGAATGTCTTATCTTTCTTCACTTCTAATGATCCTTTGTAATAGATATAACCACTTCCTAAAGAACATCCTTCAGCAATAGCACTTTTAGATGCTAGAATAGAATCTTCAATAGTTTGTTTAAGGTTCTGTTTTTCAGTTTCAGAAGCTCCTCCAGCTCTCACTACTGCAATACCTCCACTAAGATTTGCTACTCGTTTCGCAAATTTAGTTTTATCATAATCTGATATTCCAGGATCTGTAAGTTTGGTGCTAAGAATTTCTACCCTTTCAGCAATCTCTTTAGAATCACCACCACCTTCATAGATAATACATGAATCTCTAGAAATTACAACTTTCTTAGCTACTCCAAGATCCTCTTTTGTTGCTTGTGTGACTGATAATCCGTTCTCAGGAGAAATATATTTACCGCCAGTTAAAATTGAAATATCTGCCATAATATTTTTCCTTGAATCTCCGAAATCAATACCTTTTACAACACAACATCTAATTGCACCTTGAAGAGTATTCATAACAAGAGTTGTATTTACTACTTCATCAATATCATCTACTATAAATAAGAATGGGCGTCCAGTAGGTACAAGCTGTTCCATTAACGGAAGAATTTGCTGTACACTAGATAATCTTTCTCCTACTACAATTACATAAGGATCTTCCATTACACAAGTTCCATCAGTAGGATTTGTAACATACTGTGGAGAAGCCCAACCACGATCGAGTTTCATTCCGGTAGTTACATCAATAGTAGTTTCAAGACCACTAGAAAAATCAGCTGTAATAATACCAAGCATTCCAACTTTCTCCATACATTCAACTACCAGATTTCCAATGGCCGGATCATTATTGGCTGAAATAGTTGCCACTTTTCTGATCTTTTCCATATCATCATTTACTGGAATTGAATTATTTTTGATATACTCAGCCATCCATTTTCCGGCCTTAAGCATACCAGATTTCACCTCATTTACATTAGCTCCAGTCCGTAATGCTTTCTGTCCTTTTTCGCACATTTCTTTGATTAATAGTGAAGTCGAACTTGTACCATCACCTGCTAATCTTTCTGTTTGAGCGGCAGCATTTTTTACAAAGATAGCTCCTGTATTCTGAAGTTGATTCTTAAATGAAATTGACTTAGCAACAGTAGCTCCATCTCTTGACACCTCTGGACCTGTAAATCCTGAAATACATACGGCTTTACCTGACGGGCCGAGTGTTTTCTTAATTGCCTCTACTGATTTTTTTACACCTTCAATAATTTCGGCCTGAGTTTCAAAGCCGTGATTAATAATTTTTCCTTCTGACATGTTTCGTTTTAATTAAAGTACTACAATAATTTCATTTAAAGTTATAACACGATATTCTGTTCCATCTTGAGTAAATGATTTTCCTGTGTTTGGATAAATCAAGATAGTATCACCAGGTTTTAATACTCCCTCGCTAACTTCTTCACCTACTCCAATAACCTCAGCTTTTTCACATTCACTCGCAGGAACAACAAAATTTCCTATCTTTTGAGTCATAGTATCTTTTTTATCTACTATGACCAATACTTTAGATTGAATTACTTTCATTTTATTAATTTTATTTTAAATTTTTACTCATATATAAGAAAATCACCCTTAGAAATCACCCTTTTTATTGATTTGGAGGAGAAAAAAGAGCCCAACCCACTATAATCACTACAGGAGGTTGGGATTAATTTTATTATGAATTTATTAAATTTATTGCCTATTAACCAATTGGAGTTAATAGAAGAAATGAAATTTATTTTTGCTCTTGTTGTTTGTAATATTCTTCAAGTTTATCAGGATATTTTTCTTTAAAGTCTGAAAATTTAAACCAATATGAATTATTATATAAGGATTCAGTATTTAATTTTTTATCTTTATTTAAGATTCTCCATACATTCTGGTGAAATAACCCATCTTCTCTAACATTTCCAATACTTTTATATATTTTTATAATCTCATGATTCCGATTAGTTCTTATTATTTCATTTCTAAATAACTTAACAACTAACTTTGGTAAATTATTTGTTTCTTTATTAAGATAGTATTCATCTAATTTATCTGGATATTCCCATTCATCTAGGCTAGTCCAATAATAATCAAAGTATTTACCTATAGCAGAATAAGATGTCCTTGTTTTATTACGATTTACTACAGCAGATACTGAAGATTCAGAAAATCCATCTTTTATAACATCTTTTACTGAATCATAGATTTTATATATTAAATAGTCTTTATCATGACAAATAATCTTTTTACTTCTCTTAGTTTCTCTAGGAATATATTTTATTATATTAGAAATTGCTCCTTTTTCATAAAATTTTTGAATACTATTCGAATATAAATTAATAGCATCGTTGTAATACATCCAGTAATATTCTCCATATAATGTTTTATTCTCTATACTCCTTCTAAGATACTCTGGATTAAATCCATCTATTTTAATAGAGGATATTGTATTATATATTTTACAAACATTGAAGTTTTTATCAAAACATACTATCTTTGTTCCGGAATCATTATATTCTAATACAGTATTTCTTTCTAAAGGTGTTAAATTTAATTTTGGTAGATCTTTTAATGAATAAAATTCATTTAATTTTTCTGGATAATTAATTTTAAAATCTTCTAATAAAGAAAATTTATATCCTCTAGAAGTATTGTAATCTCCTTTTACAGTACTACTAACAGAAGTGTGATTAAAACCATCCATTTCAGTTTCTGAAATACTACTATATACTCTATAAACTTTATTATTTAAATCATGACAAACAACAGGATATGAGATAGAACGTATATATTTTTCTCTTAACTCAGCAGAAAGGGTAATATTATATTTCTCTATTACTAATTTTCGCTCGGATGTATATACTGAATTTACATTAATCATACAAAATAGAGCAGATAATATTTTATTATTATCTGATTGAATTCTATATAATAAAACGTGTGCTATTATATGTTCTAAAGCAGAAAGAAGTACGTAATTATAGTTCTCATCTTCACCTGACATACACCTAGGTAAAATATGATGTTTCTCTGTATAAAATTCGATTTTTCCTCGTTTTAATCCTCTCTGAAGGGCTTGATCTATTAATTTACAGTAATCTTCTAGATATTCCTCTTCAGTTCTCCCATCTAGAATCATCTCATTAAAATCTTTTTCATCTAGGTAACTACTATACTTCATCCCTGGATTTTCGGTAGATTTTATACCTTCTATTGGTTTAGATTTCATAATTAAAAAATATTTAAAATAATTATAAACCTCATAAGAATTTTACTAAAGGGAAATTTCAGGTCAATAAAGTTTGCAACCTTTACTAATCTTACTTTTTCCCTATTCTTATGAAATCTAAATAAAAAGAACACTAGATTAATTTATAATTTTATTTATAAATTTTTCTAATGTTCTTCATATATTAGGTTTTAATCTTCCTTAAAACGCAAAAATTCACTTTAAGGTCTATTAAATGGAGTTGGTCCAGAAACAGTCTGTCGTATATTAATATTGTTTCCTTGTTGTAGCCCACTTCCATGTTTGTATATACTCTGTTGAGCTTGATTATATTGAATATTATAGTTATTAATCATTAAATCTATATCTGCCTCAGAAAAACATCTTTTCTCTTGAATCATTCTTATATCGTCATATACTTTCTTTGGTAAACTTCTAAATCTACCATTCTGAAGTCTTATATTATAATCAATTATATTTGTTTCTCCACGTCGATTTTTCGTAATTGTTGATATTCCTAGGTTGTTAGGGTTGGGTTTCTCACCGCCCTTAGAGCGTGTTATAATAAAATCTACCACATCAACCTTATGGCTAGACCCAGCTATATAAGACATATCTAATACTTCTTGACTATATGCTCCAATTTTTAACTGAGACAATATAAATACTAACTTTCCCATTGCAGTTAACTCTGTAAGCTTATCATAAATATCTCCGAAAGATTTATACATAGATCCATCCTCTCCACCGTGAGCGTTTTTAAATCCCGCATCATACATTACTAAATTTAATATGGTATTAAATTATTAGACTATATCATCTATTTTTCATAGTTATACATTTAGTCGTTGAACAAGTAACTAATATTCCTTGATGCTGATTTATGTCTTACATTTTCCAGCATTTTAGTATAATTTTCTTAAATTTTATTATTTAAGCGACTAAGCAATTAATCGATAAACAGGATTTTATAATCTTTTGTTTTCATGAATTCTATATATTCATCCACTGAAATTTTTCCGGCAGGTAATATAGTTATGCTAAGATTATTTCCAATTATCTGACACATACTATTATAGATTGGCCCTATATTTTGAGATACTTCACTAAAAGAGCAACCACTAAATTGAGCTCCTAATCTGATAATAAAATCTTTCATTTTGAGATCCCCAAGGGCTAAGTAATGTACTTTATAACCTTGTATTGCCATATTCAATGCTTCCTGCATAGCCATTAAACTCTTTCCAACTCCTGGAGGCCTAAGCTAACATATTGATATTCAATATGTTATAGACTATATCATCTATGAATGTTACCTTCATAGTTCTATATTTAGTCGTTGAACAAGTAACTAACGTTCCTTGATGCTGATTTGATTTGTTATCTTTCCAGCATTTTAATAGAATTTTCCTAGATATTATTCTAGGCGACTTCTCCAAATCGCAATTAGCCCGAGTTGTCCAAATTCATAAGCTCCGCATGAAAAGCAATTATTTATCCATTCAAATTTACTAGGTGCACCGCCTTCTGCCTGTTCAGCGATGATTGAATTAATATCTATTTGTGTAAATCCAATCTCACTAAAATTATCTAGATCAGCAGTAGTTTTAACATTTATATTTTTCACAAACTTAACATATTCTTCTGGATTTTGAGAATAGAGTCTGTTTGCTTTTTGAAGATTAACTGAATATATTACATCAGTTAAAATCTTTCTGGCTGGTTCAATTTGACTTTTTGTATATTTTTTCCATTTTATAATTTCATTCATCACCTCTTGAGTCTCTTGTGGAGTTTTCTGAGATCTAAATAAGATACTCCTAAATAAAGGCTCATCTATATTTTCTAGAGGATAAGTCTTTATAGCATCCACGAGTTGAGAGACCATACCATTTCCGGCTGTTTGTGGATTAGTCTGAAAATAATATTGAAGATCTAATATATTATTTTTAGCATCCTGAAATAAATATTGATTAAAACAGCTAAAAATCAAATCAAATACACTACCATTATCCATACTATATTTTTAAAGATTTTCTTCATTAATAACTATATCTTGAATATCACAATACTTATAGTAGTTATGTAATAGTTCATCTCTTTGTTCGAATCCTTTTGTATATACCGGGATTCTTTTCGGTATTTTAGGTTTTAGTGCAAGAACGTTCATATTAGTTCCTCTTGCTGTTCGTCCTAGTTGTTGAAGAACCGATCCAGCGTTGATATTAGAAACTAGTAATATATTTTCTAATCCAGGAAGGTCTAGTGCTCTAAATCCTGCGGCGGTACTAGGAATTATATCTACCATTCCATTTTTAATATATTCGCATGATTGTTGAAGATCTAGGTTTGTTTTATTTCCAGACAAGTCATAATAAATATATCCTTCGCCGCAAATTAAGAGCACTCTAAATACTCCAATAAAAAAGTTATCTATCCAAGTTGAAATAATATTATTTAAATTATTTATTGGGATATATAATTTAGGATATTTTTTTGCTATCTTTACAATCAATTCACATACTCCAGGATCAACCCAAATTTTTGACATTATTGTATTATAGACATTATTATCCTCATTAAAATCCTCTTCTGTAAATTTAATATTATTTAAAGCGATAGTATTTATGTGGATACTATTTATTTTCAGACTAGTAGGCATTCTATAAACTAATGCTGGTCCGAAATATTTAATTAAGTCCTTGTTTCTTACTACTGTTTCCGTAATTCCCTGTGCAAATGTGATCATAACTCCTGAATCTCGATCTGCAGTTCCAGAAAATCCGTACATAACTTCAGCATTCACTAGTCTATCATATATCCATTCACCAGAAGGATTAATAGTATATTCTACTTCATCTACTAGAACCCAATCGAATTTCTTAAGTTTCTCTTCCTCTAAGATACACAAATCCGGATCTTTTATTTTCTTTTGATTTAGAAACCCTGAAGTAATTATACATCCAAGATCTCCATCTATTGAAGTTGGCAATTTACCCCCACCAAATCTAGATTCGTATCTTTTAACAATTTCATCTTTTGCTTTTTTTCCTGGAGTTATAACTAATACTTTCTTTCCGAGTTCATTATGTGCATAGTTTATAAGAGTTGCTATAGTTTCAGTTTTACCATATCCTGTATTAGTTTGAATAATCGCTCTCTTATATTTTAACACATGCAACATATCTTCATTTTGATAATCTCTGAGATTTGGAAATGGATAGGTTCGATAATAATCTGCAAATATTGTTCTAAGAATTGTATTATAATCTGTATCACTTAAGATAGGTTTAAATACATTAGCAATATAAGCTGCCCATCCCATTCCTAAGATAAAAGTATATATTCCTTTCTTAGGTCCGCATGATCTAGGGTTATCATAAAGTTTTGCTATTTCTTCAGTTGTATTCCAAGATTTCAACCAAGGGGAATACTTAGTTACTTTTCTTTTAAATTCTAAAAGACATTTTACACTAGGGTCATCAGTTTTTATTACTATTTTATTTATAGTATTATCTATCGATGCTGTTATCATTTTATTTAATCCATTGTAAATTATTTCCAGCCCTAAGTTTTCGTTTCATACATTCTTCTGGATCTTCTCCATTAGATTTTATGATATTAATAGGGCAATAATCTATTCTTTTTCTTATTTTTTTAGCCACACTCATAGATTTTTCAGTATCATCTAAGTAACATAAAATTTTTTCAGGAACGTACTCACTAAGAAAATCTAATTGATAATCTGATATAGAACTTCCCAAAACTGCAAAAGGTATATAATCAGGTGCCATAATTAAAGCAGCTATAGCATCATATACCCCTTCCACTACTATTATTTTTCTTAGACCTTGACCATGATCTATTACATAAGGAGGCTTTGCTGATATTTGTGGGAAAAGATATCTAATTTTTGTCTTTCCAGAAAATCTAATCTGGTAATAAAATACTTCCCCATGATATTTAAATGGCATTACTACATTTCCATCAACAAATTTAAAGTCTAGGAGTTTATAGATGTCGTTCATAAAAGGATGTCTACTCATTAGATAATCATAGCCTCTTTGATCAAAATTATCAAATTCATTCCAGTATTTATCTAATGTCCATATAGGATCTTCTGTAAGTTTAACTACATTTGGATGACCTGAATATCCATAATACAATGACATAAAATCAGGTACTTTAAATGATGTATCAACTTCATCAGACACATGTATATAGGCTCGATTACATACAAAACAAGTACCAACAGTTAAGTCAGTTTTTATATATAATTTATGTTTTGTATGTCCAGAATCTCTACAAAATGGACAATGAATAATATAGTGTCCTGTTGAATTTGCATGAGGTTCTACTTCTTCCATACTAGATACTCCATAAAAATCTTTAAGAAGTTCTTCGAAGTTACAAAACACTAATACACGTCCATCTTTTAATTTTACTTCTTTATAGTCTACCATAATTTTTATAATGAAACTGACATGATAAAATACTTTCCTTTCTCAGTCCATCTTCTTTGATTGTGAGGTTTTCCATCTTTTCCTGCAATCATTATATCTTTTGTTAATCCAAGAGTATCATAAGGGGCTTTAAGAAACCATTTATTACCTTGATGAAATATTATATTTTTTGATTCTAGAATATTATATATGTCTTTACTAGATTTACATAAGTTTAGCCCTTTTGTAATTTCTGTCATCGTATATAAATTCTCAGATGTGGAGATAACTAGGTTTGCAAAATTTACTAAATCCTTTTGAGTATCTAATGTATTCTTTAAGTAGATTATCTCATTATTAGATTCAATTAATTTTTGCTGAATATCTGTATAGGCTTTCTCAAAAGATTCTCTATTTGAATTAATTACAGAATAACCATTAATTATTATTTCTTTTATTCTCTTATTACACCAAATAGCGAATATAGGATTTAACCATCTAGCAAATTCTAGGGCAACATCTTCATGTAACCAGGTACCTTGTTTTATTCCATTTCCATAATTACCTTTAATTACTACTACTAATTGTGATATGGGAATTCCCATATCACTTTCTAATGCTTTTAGAAATTCTTTCGTTGATTTTTGTCTATACCAATCTGCAAATAATTTTCCAAAGGGTTTAGCCATTTCGGTTGCATTAATCATAGTTCCATTACCATCTCCTCTTAATGAAAAATTGATTTCATTATTATCAAATTTAAATATAAAATTTTTATCTTCCATAAAAAATTATACTCTTGAAATAAAAATGGAATCCCTTAGATAAAATTCTATGAGATTCCAATAGTTTATAATACTTTATTTATTTTTTTCCTCTTTAGTTTCAGGTACTGATTTTTCTTTCTCTTTTTCAGCCGGTTTTGTTGGAGTTGCTGCCGGTTTTTTATCTACTGGCTGCGGTTCTTTTTCTTTTTCCTTATTACAAACACAAGGATCTTGATTACACTTCGGACATTCTTTTGGTGCAAAACGTTCAATAGCTTCATCAAGGGATTGAACTACAAAACCTACTGATCCTGATACTCCTGCACACATATTTATTTCAAATGGTCCTGATACAATTAATGCTAGTTCATTGTAATCATAAGAACTTACTAGTAAACTTAGAAATTCATTACTAGGCATAATATCACCAGAAACAGAATGTGCTGGGATAGTAATTCGTTGAGTACCTGATAAAGGTAAATTAATTTGTGATTTTGTTCCGTTATAAACTCTCATAATTTTTATTTATTAATGTTTTCTATTTTATTTTCCGGGGTACACAACTAACTCCGGATTTTCTCAATTATTAGGGTTTGAGTTCTCAAGGACTGTGTTTTTATCATCGGGCTCTTCTATAAATACTGGAAGATCAATTTTAGGAAGTGCACAAAGAAAATGTTTAGATTCAGTTTTTTGAGAATTTTTCTTTTTAAAGAATCTTTTCTTTTTTTCTTCGATTACTCTATGCACTAAAATTCCAGAGATTAGTTTTCCCGTATTTACTATATGAATATTCCATCCATCAGTTTCCGGAAATTTCATTCGAAGAGCTGATAAAACTTGATACCTTACTATAGCATATTTAGATTGAAGAGTAGCATCTTTCGGAAATTCTGTAACCTCCAAAAGATCATCCACAAACATTTCTAATTCCGTTCTTAATTTCGGATCAACTCCATCAACAATATTTACTGGAGAACCTAGATTTATATTAATATCTTCTAAAGGAAATAAATACTCAGGAGAATCTACACTTAAAACTAGATTCTTATTAAATATTAATGAAGTATCCACAACTTTCTTAAGTGGTTTATGAAGTCTAGACACATTCTTTTTAAGGGAAAATTTACTAGAACATTCAGATCCAATTATATTATCCTTTATATACAACATTGATTCTTTGGATAAAATCAAATCACGTCCAGATAAAAATATAACAGAACAATAGTTTCCAGCAAAACCAAGAAGATAAGGAATGGTAAAGCTAGATATTACAGATGCTGAGTTAATATATCCGCCGAAAGGATTAAAGCCAAGCAAATCTATTGTATTTTCCTTACAATAACTAACAATATCATAATTAAAATTCAAAGGACATAAATCAAGAGAAACGAATTTAATTTTCTCTTCAATAGCTTCTTCCATGGCTTTGAGATCTTCGGCGGTCTTAGGATTTTTTACTCCAAACTCCTCAATTATTTTATATTCTCTAAGCTGTTTAATAGTTTCCTTAACAGTTCCTAGGTTTTTAAGAATTACTTCAGAATCTATCAATAACAGGTCTACTTTCTTTCTTCCAAGTTCAAGAAGATGTCCTAAGAGTGTTCTTTCAGGATTATCTAAAAAATCGATAGAAGTGATTAAGCTACCTCCTGGAAAACTCTTTATAAACTCAGAAATTAAGAAATCATTATTAGCTGAGATAGATGTATGAAAATAATCAAAAGAGTATTCATCTTCAGGATCTACCCACGGTTTAATTGTCATATTCGAAGTATCTAATCCTACCCCTTGTACTTTAAATTTTGTTGATGTTGTCATAAAATAGATATATTAATTATATTATTAGATAATGTTTCATTTTTTTCAGGAAGCCAAGAAATATTAATTATTGGTTCTTTCTCAGAATTTAAATTAATACTGTTCTTAAGAAATACTGAATCTTTAAATACTTTACAAGCTCCAAGTAATTCTAAGAAAATAGAAAATACAAATCTCATATAGTTCTTATTTCTTAAAAGAATTAACTTTATTATAGTATAATCTTGATAACTTATTTCTTTTAGATTTACTGGCTCTTCTGTTTTAATATCAACAACTTTAAATATTGATTTTGTATCATAACCTTGAGTATTGAAAAACTTAACACAATTAGGAGAATTATCTAATTTTAATCTTTTTGTTTTTCTATTAGAATTTAGATTAAGAATATTATATCTACTAAAATGTTGTTTATCATAAGGAACAATTTCAGGAAAAAGAATCTTATAATTATTAATTTCTATATTATTCTTTCCTGATACTACTCTATACTTCTCTGATAGATTTACTATTTTTATACCAGTCAAATTCGGAATAGATATAATTTTTGGATATCCAGGTACCCAATCTAAAAACCATATATCATTTCGACTTGGAAGATCTAGTTTACTTAAGACTTTTTTAAATTCCAAGTAATCATGAGAATAAGTAGCTAAATGGTAAATGCTATCAATTAAGAATAGTTGTAAATATCTATCACTAAGAATATAATCATAAAAAGATTTTATATTCTTTATAATAGTCTTAATTAATTCTTGTTTTTCTGTTTTCTTTGTAATAGAGTTACTACATATTCTACAAGGAAGATAATAAAAATCTTTAATTAATGTAGATAATGGACCTCTATATTTATTACATCTAAAGCAAAAATTATCAAGATCTTTTTGATGTGTTAACTCAATTTCACAATACTCTTGATAACTTAAAAAATGCTCTTCGGATAGATGTTTTTCAAATTCTATTGGATCATTACTTTTGAATCCACACCAAATACATTCCATTTATTTTAAATTATATAATCCTGTATCAATAAATTGTTGCTTTAAATCATTTGCTAAAACTTGCATATCTGGATGAGCATCTTTAGCACACCTTAATGAAAAGAATCCAGCTTTTTCAGGAGTATCTTCAGAAGGAATATATGTAAAATCCTCAATATAACCAGTCATACATAATTCGGTTTTTATATCATTTGGAAGTAATCCTCTAGCTTCTTCTGGTTTTAGTTTTTCTCCTTCATCAGTGGAAGTTACATATAAATAATCGATCTCTATATTCCTCCATGATCTATCAAAAGCTGCAATAGTTCTATCCCACACTGTAAGATCTTCCCATAATTCCTGCCCATCTAGGTCATGAATATAACTTCGAGATAATCCTGTTTGAGAATCTATAGATGATGCAATATCTTTTCTAACTCTATATATCCACTGAGGAAGAATAAAGGTAAGTTCCTTTCCGAATCTATCTTTTGAATAATTTACATAACGTTGAGATTCTTGGAGAAATGAAAACGCTCTATGCCGAACAAGTTCATGAGATATACCTCTACTACAGATCCATCTAGTTGTGACTCTGTGATAATGGTTTTCAGTAGGTTCACACCAATATTTTTTCATAACTCCTTCTAGATTATGTTGATAAATAATTCTTAGATCTGTGGTGATCTCATAAGTTCCAGTTACTGAGTTATGATACCATCTAGTGTAAGGAGCAGTTTTGAAAAAGATCTCCAAGTAGTATCTATCCTCCTCTGGAATACTGAGATATACAGTTCCTGAGTTAAAAACCGCCCAATGACCCCTAGAAAAAAGCATGTTGTCAAACCTTTCCCATGAATCTTCTGTAATTTTATCTTCAGATTTATAAGCCAATCTTCCAATTTTCTCTACATGTTTCATTAATCCATCCACCCCAGGTCGTTGAGGGAGAATGGATACACTTGATTTTACGATTTTCATATTGTTTTATTGTTTAATAATTACATCTATAAGTTCTTTAAGGTTCTAGAAGAGCAAAAAGAAGACCTAACACCTATTTCTAAGTGCTAAGTCTTCTGAGTTTTTAACCTTGGTTATTACTCAATTCTGTTGTTACTTTTTGAATTTTCTCCTTAATAATTTTCTTGTAATGATAGTCAGGGAATCTCATACTTGTAATCTGAGTACCTCCCTTTTTTGTAGTGGATATAACAGCAACTGGTTCCATATATCTTGTCATTACATCGATACATTGTTTGTAAACACCAATTAATTTCTTCTTTGCCTGTTTTTCTTTTCTACTCAATTTCATTTTTATAAATTTTTTAGGTTATTATTACACTTATAAGATTTTGAAGGTTTTGAAAGAAATCAATAATGCTTTTAGATTTTCCCTGAAATTCTTATATATGATATTATTAATAAAATAAATTTAAATAAGAAAAAAAAATTATGGATCCTTTATTTGGAATGATTTTTTATTTTAGTATAGCTATAACAATTAGCTTTATTTGTAGTGTTCTTGAGGCGACGTTATTAAGCACACCAACTTCTTTTATTCAGTCTAAAATCGATTCTGGTTCTAAGGCAGCAATAAAATTTATGAAGCTTAAAAATGAAAGAGTGGATGATGCTATTTCTGCTATTCTAACACTAAATACTGCTGCTCATGCAGTAGGTACGAGTTTAGCTAGTATAGAGGCAGTTGAAATTTTTGGGATGAAAAATTTTGCAATTATTTCTGGAATAATGACTTTTTTGATATTAGTACTTAGTGAATTAATACCAAAATCACTCGGAGCACATTATTGGAAAAGAATGACCTCAATTACAGCTAATATATTAACTTGGATAATTTATATAACATATCCTATAGTCTGGATATCAAGATATGTAATGGCTATATTCTCACCAAAAACAGAAGAAGCAACTGTTTCTCGAGAAGAAATATCTAGTATGGCAACAATTGGAGAACGAGAGAAAATATTTACAGGGAGAGAAAGTAAAATAATTAAAAATCTACTTGCTCTTGATAAATTAACTGTTGGAAATATAATGACTCCTAGAACTGTTGTAAAATCTTTCGATGCTAATACTTTTCTTAAGGACTTTCCAGATGAATTTGAATTTTCTAGAATACCAATATGGGAAGATACTGAAGATAATATAATTGGAATAGCATATAAGTCAGACATATATCAAGATTATGATGTTTATCTGCCAGGGTTAACAATAAAACATACAGATTACGATTCTGATATTATATTTATTCCGGACTCATCTAGTGTTAATGTATTGTTTGAAAAATTTCTTAAAACTAAACAACATCTAGCAATAGTAGTAGATGAGTATGGAACATTTGTCGGAGTAGCTAGTTTTGAAGATGTTATAGAAAACTTACTTGGAATAGAAATAGTAGATGAAACTGATACTGTTGAAGATTTACAAAAATTAGCAAAAGAAAAATGGGAAGAGCGAAAAAGATCTATGAATGGTTGAAAAATGTATTATGGATAATAAATCGCCAGAAAGATAAGGATTATATTAAAATCAATGAAAAGATTAATATCATCAAGAAAAATATATCAACTGGAGAGATTGATTTTTATCCACAAATAACCTATAGGATTGGTACTAAAGTTAAAGTATATATTCCTATAAATGATGCTTGGATGTTTGATTGTGCTGAATTTATTGGGACAGTACTTGGATCTTATATTTCTAGTAAGAAAGAAGCAATGTCTGATAACGATATAACGTACTTAATTTATGCAGAGTATTATGAAGTTGCTGGACGTCGTAAATACTTGAATAAAGTTTTTCAGATTAGTTCTCAAGATTGTACAATTTGTGGAATCAATGAAGAAAAGAAGAAAAAAGGAATATATACAGTAAAAGATATGTATAATGATATAAAAACATTTTGTAATAATAGTTGCATTTTATCTGATGAATGTAGCGAAGATTGTCCATTCTACCATTATGAAGCAAATAAAACTAGGAAGAAACATTTATCCTGATATTGAGTTATCTGAAGTTGATAAGTTCTTATTTCAGTATGGAATAAAAATGGGATTCTTATTTGATGATGGAGTAGAATTCTTTATTCCAGATCATATAATGACCAAAAATTATCCAGGGGACTTATCATTTTATCGGGAAGGTTTTAATAATCCAGATCTAATATTTGTAATATCTTTTGGAGAATTATTATTTCTGGATGGGGTTACAGAAAAAGAATTATTTAAAATACCAATATATGATTAGTAAATGGTTTGAAGTTAGTGTTGATTTATTTAATATAATTTTTGATACTTACTGGAAAAATAAAAAATCTTGGACATATGATAATATTATAGAAATTCAAAATCCAAGATCTATCCTAAGTGATCAACCATCTGAAAGATTATACTTAGGATATAAAATAAATATAGAAGATTACAAAAATGTTTTCACTAATTTTCTTAAGATACATACTATAGAAGCTCTTAAGGAATCAGGTTGTACAGTTCCTAATACTTACATGTCTATATGTATGATAACTAGTTTAGGACCTGATATTATACCTCTTCAACATGTAGATAAACATTATAAGATTATACTAGATACATGTTATGGAGAAGATCCACATCGTCAATTGGAAAGTTTCTTACAAAGACCATTAACGTCTTGGTATGTAAAAAAGAATGATAAATATATAATTGGAGGAGAATATCTAGTAAAAGATAGATTTATAAGATTTAGGTTAATTGATTATACATCGTGGAAAGAAATGATAGAGAAATATCAAAAAGAAGATGTATTATCCTATCTTTATCCAGAAGATGATATTCCTAAAAAATTATTAATGTCATCAGATCAGAATCCTTCAAAGCCTTATATGTGAAAAGATAATAGATCATAAGTGAAATGTCTACTCGAAGAAAAACTCGGGTAGACTTTTTGTTTAAAAAATAATAAGAATATGAAAAAAATTATTAGAAAAATTAAATTACAGTTAAAAGCAACAATAACTAGATTTATTTGTTGGCTAAGCTATGGAATTGGGTGTTATAGAAATATTACAGGCACCTTGAAAATTTACAAAAACTATACTATAAAAGATCTAGAGAAAGAATTATATATATTAATAAACATAAGCGACTCTACTGGATTAGACTGTGATTATCTTAAAAAAATGGTATCTGTTAGACTAAGTGCAGGAATACTTAGATTATTGGAGATAGGTGGATATAAGAAAATTGAAATAACTTCGACTCCAGGTGAACTAAAAAAAATAATCGAAGAAAATCTTAAAATTGAAATAACAGAAACTGATTATGGTAAGTACAGACATACTATAGAGCAGAAAAATAATATTCTTTCAAGTAGCATTGATTGTGACAATGGTAATAGAAGAAGATTTGAGTTATATAATATAGTTTTGTCATCAATAAAAGAGGGAAATTAATTTCCCTCTCTTTTTTCTTCTTCCCTTGAGATTCTTATATATGATGTATAATATTGACGAACTAAATTATGGTAACAAAACAGATAACAAAAATAGTAGTGGATAAATCTATTGAGAATATTAATAATGTAATCCATGAATGTACTGAGAGTTTATCAGCTGAAGATATAATTTCTAAAAGTCAAATAATTTCAATGCTTCGGAAAATTAGATCTTTTGAAATTCCGGATGAAGTATTTGATGATAAATCTTTAGCTGAACATTATGCAGAAGAATTACTTAAGATTGATTTTCTAGAGAATATTAAACAAATCTTTAGAACAATTTTTAATAAATCTAATTTTTCTACTCTTGATCTTAGTAATATTCGAATAGAAATGGAATTCTCATGTTTTAAGATTAATTCACTTGGGAAAATTTTGAAGGAACGAGAAATTAATATATGGGGTGGTTCTTATCCTGCTATAAAAATTGATTTTATTTCTGAAAATGGTAATTATATAGTTAAATAAATTTATTATATTATGATTATTGAAGTATTAGCACAGAAATATCGCTGTGGTTGTGAGAAAGGAATGGCTGATTTAGTTATCCCTGGAATCTTGGTAAAACTTAATGCAGTAATAGAATGGGATTTTTGCAGATTTCCAGAAGAGATTAAACACGAGAAAAAAGATCCGGCCGACGAAAACTCAGAAGAAATTGAAGTAAGAACTGAGCTTAGAGATTTCTTAGGTGAAGATCCTGAATTAAAACCTGGAAATTGTTTCTTATATAAAGGTCAAGTGATAGCAGTTGATTCGGCCGATAGATTAATTCTCGTGGTTTCTGAAACTGGTTATGGAGCTCTTGATCGAATATATGAGGAAAACTTCAAGACGGAATTCGAAATGATCTTTAATGATTATGAGATTGAAGATGTTAAATGGGAGGTAAATGATACAGGAGAAGTTCCAACTGAATATGATGAAACCTATAAAGTTCCGTATAATCTTTATAACATCTGGAAAGAGAGATTTGTTTCGGGTAGAGGGTTCATTTCTCCAGGACTATGTTTGAAAGTAGTAATGAATTCAGACAGTTTCATTATGCCTCTTGAGTTTTATATGCTTGATTGGTCGATAAGGTATAAATCATCTCAACTTGAACCGGATGAAGTAGAGTATGCAACAAAACAACTTTTATCCTGGTTTTATGATAATTATAAAAGAGTTAAACCATTAGAAAGGAGAAAAGATGAACAAGAAGAGATCAATTGATTTTATATTAATAATTTTCATCTTAGGATTATTATTGATTTTTGGAGGATGTAGTAAATCTCCTGAGAGAAGAAAAACTTGGACAACTACTTCAGATTCACTTCCAAAGAAACCAACACAAGGACAAATTTTTCGTGATCGAGATAATAATTCTTGGGCTTATAATGCAGCACTTGGAGCATGGGTATTGGGTTCTGGAGGATATAGATATTACCCTGAAACAAATTCTTATACAGATGGATCAGGAAAAACAGTGATTCCACCTAGATCTATAAGTTCAGGTATTTCAGAAGGAGTAAAAGCTAGAGTGTCTCCTAAAAAGAAAGTAGTTTTAACAAAAGAACCACAAATTAAAGAGACATCAAAAAAGAAGTATACTAGGAAGAAATCTAGAGCTCATAGGATACATAGAATGCGCAGAAGATAATAATAAAAAAGTCCTCAAGGATAGTAAAATATTCTTGGGGATTTAATTTTACAAAGATGAAAGTATATTTAGTACGTAAATTTTATTCTTTCGGACAACCTAAGTTCATTATTTACTTCTATGCAAAATGTGGAGATCTAAAACATGTTAATCTAGATCTTATAAAAAATAATGAAGATATTGATAATTATTTCAAATCTTATTATGGAGAACTTAATGATACTATTCAGATTGCAATATCACTTATTTCCTCTCCTTATAAAAGACTTGGGAAATCTATTAGATTCTCGGAATCATATAATGTGAGGTCGGAACGAACAGGACAGCATTTTGAAGACTATAATAGTTCTTATGTTAAGGTTATAGATATTCCTTCTGAAATTCTTTTAGAGAAATTTAAAGCAAAGAATTTATCTCCAGAACACATACAAATTTTTGCTAAGAAGAATCAATTTAAATTATTAAAATATATGAGATATAAATGGATAGAGAAGAATGGATTAGAAATTATGGATCCAAAGGATTGAAAGGTGATATCTTAGTTAGAGTTTCTTATACTGACAATAATGAAGAATATTGGGTATCTAAATTTTTAGAAATCAAGAATCTTCCAGTTTATAATTTAGCTCTTGTCGATAAAGAATTAATTTCTGAGAAAAATTTCAAGGATGAGCTGGAACTAAGAAATATTGACGATTATCTGAAGGAAAAGTATAAGGATTGTCTAAAAACAGAATCTGTATATTTTCTAATTGATCCTGGAACAAAATTTCTGAAAAAGCGCACATCTGATAAAGGCTTGTGCTTATTCTATGAAGTTAAATTTGATTCTGAAATAAATTTGAGAGATCTTGACAATACTAGGATAATATCAGAAAATATTAGAATTTCTAAGAATAAACTCAAAGATTTTACAATGGATTTAATGTTTGAGCTTGCGGGAGAGGCTGGTTTATTTTATGATAAGGATTATTCTCCAAGTTTATGCACTAAATTATGTTATTTTAATATTCTTAATATATTTAGATGCTTAGAAGAAACTCTGGATCTAGTATAAAATTTTTAAGTAAAAGGGAATAAATTTTCCCTTTTATTTTTCTCCTTAAGATAACCGACAAATCCTTATTAATGTAACAATAACAATAAAACATTGATAATTATGAAAACAAACATTTATGAAAGAAAATTAAATTATGGAGAACAAGAAGCCATATTTAATAAGATGGTTGAAAAGACCGAAAAATATGTGATAGATAATAATATAAGAGCATTAATTCTTGGTATCTCAGGAGGAGCAGATAGTACTCTTATGGCTGCTGTATGTAATGAAGTTAGAAATAGATCTGGAATTCCTTTTTACGGATATTCACTTCCAATAAAGAATAAACCAGATGAACTTACTTCGTCTGATCTAACAGGAAATGCTTTTTGTGTTAAAACTTTTTATAGAGAAGTTGCACAGTATGATTTCTATAAAAGTTATATAGAAAATCTCTATAACTACGATTATTGTGATAATGATCGAGATATTCTTTGTGATTTATCTGGAAAAAGTATATCCGAGATAGAGGGGATGATGCCAGAACAAACAAAAATAGCCAACGGAAATATTATGGCACGTCTTAGAATGATGTACCTATATAATCAAGCTGGTATTAAGAAAGGTATTGTAATTGATACTGATAACTTAACTGAACATTATCTTGGATTTTGGACTATTCACGGAGATGAAGGAGATTTTAATCCTATGGGTGGTCTCTGGAAAACAGAAGTATACTCTATTCTTAAGTGGTTACATGCGAAGTATTATTCAGAATCTTATTTAGATACTGAAATCATAAATAAAAATTCGTACGATAAGATGGTAGCTCTAGAGAAAGCTATTAATATTACACCCACTGATGGTAATGGAATTTCTAGTTCTGATCTTGAACAAATTGGAGGAAAGGATTATACTGAAGTAGATAAAATTTTGATTCCTTTGATTTGTAAAGGTTCGGGAGCTATTTCAGAATTATCTAAAATTCATGGGATGGATACTGTAATGAAGATTTGGAATAGAGTTCAAGGATCAGAATTTAAAAGAAGAACTTCCAGAGTAATAAAAGTGTCCCGAGAAGAATTATTTGAAGGATTATGATAGAATTCAAAAGAGATCCAAGATTTTTCAGAGCAGTCATTAGAAGAGAAAAAGAAGATGAAGATCCAGCTTTTAGTTATTTTATGATGGAAGATACTTTTACTAATATAAAAGATAAATATGATATTAGTAGGATTGAGAAATTTCAAATAACTAGAAAAAATTATGTAGTCTTTGGATTAATAACTGATCTTGAAAATATTACAGAAGATGATCTAATTTCTGAAACAAAATGCACAATTAATAGTTCTTACATTCATTCGCTATACTTTAAAGAACATCAATATATTGAAAAAGATGATCTCAAGGAAATAACTATTAAGATTTCTGCCGAGTATATTGGAGATTTAATGTTTTCTGCTAATGATTATGTTAATGAATATCATTGGGAAATTTGTTTGAGAGATGAAAAGATATTTAGAGATAATGAAGATATAATAAGAACAATTTTAAAATCAGAATTAAATTATGGAAGAAAAAGAAAAAAGTCTATTACTGATAATAGACCCACAGTATGATTTTTGTAACCCCAAAGGAACTCTCTATGTTCCTGGAGCAGAGAAAGCAACGAAAGAATTGTGTAAATGGATATCTGGGAAACGAAAAATCTTGGAAAAAATCATAGTTACACAAGATACTCATATGTCTTATCATATTGGGCATTCTATGTATTGGGAACAAACTCCTGAAGCATTTACAACTATTACTTCAGGGATGGTAAAATCGGGAAAATATACTCCAGCTTTTTATAATAAAGAAAATACTATCGCCTACCTTGAAGAATTAGAGAAGACAGGAAAAGTTCATACTATTTGGCCTGAACATTGTATCGCTGGTTCTTGGGGATGGAGTTTGCCCAAAAATCTAGTTGAGGAATTAAATTTATGGTCCCTCAGTAATCATGGCGCCGAATATGAGCTAATTCAGAAGGGAAGAAATCCACACTTAGAGATGTTTTCTGCCTTTTCTTATGCAAACGGCGCTAAAAAATCTGAGGGATATGAATTCCTAGATAAAATTGCTAGAGAAGATTATACCAAAGTTTATATAGCTGGTTTTGCAAAGGATTATTGTGTAGCAGAGTCGGTGAAAGATATGATGAAGGAACAAAGATTATCAGGAAAATTAGTGTTCCTAAATAAATGTATGGCTTCGATTGATAAAAATTCTGAATCTTTGAAAGTATATGAAGATGCTGTTAAAGATTTCGGTGCGATAATCGAAGAATAAAGGAAGAATAAAAAAAAAGATAGGATTTAACTTGACTTTTAATTAGTCAAGACCTATCTTTTTATTTTTTTTATTCGCCGATAATATCAAGTATTTTCACATAATTCTTTGATATATCTTCAAATAATATTTTTTCTTTTACTTCTATATCTGGATCATCCGGTAATATTTCTACAACTTCAGCACCTCTAGATTCATAATGTTGCTTAATGATATCATAAGATGAGTATTTTTCTTGTTTAGAGAAAAAGTTAACTATTGCTTTCTGTAAGGAATAATTATCTTTATTATTAACTGGAAGTCTGGAAGTCTCACAATCTAAGAGAATCATTTCTCTATTTTCGATATCAATCATCATTGCTGCTATCGAATCAGTCTTAGATGTAACGGGAACTGTTAATTCAACCTTTTGCGGATGCCAAGTTTTATCACCTTCCTGTAATTTTTCTCTAGTACAATACCCCAACCATACAGGAAGAGTATCCATTCCTCGACCTTTATAATTGCAAACATCCATCACCACATATTTATATCCATTCTTTTTGCACTTATCTAGATCAACGTCTACATACTCTGCACAATCTCCTGGACGGTTTAACACATCACCAGAATGAACAGCAACATTAGAATTAAGTGAAGTATTCCATCCTATATTGCTAATATCATCCTTAGACTTATATAAGAATGCATGAAGATCTAAGTCTTCATCTCTATCTTTCTGAATCCAATGAACAAAAAACCTAACAATATTTCCAGAGATTTTATATCTTGTTCCTTTGGGGATAGATACATTTTGATTTCTCATACCCTTCGGAATAGGTATTCTCTTAATTTCTGGATCGATATATACAATCTCGTTTACTAAATCTTTCTCAGTAATTCTAGAATCTATGTTGAGAAATATTTTTCTGATAATATTGTCTTTTATAGTTTCCAGGAATCCAGGGTTAATTGGTTTTAATCTCTCTAATTCATGCAAACCCTTTCCAGGAATATTTACTACTCTAGAGGTACTCTCAGACTGATCTCTTTTATCATAGTAGCTAAGAATTTCTAAGAGTGTTTTATTTTTCATCCCTGAAGTATTTATAAAGATATCCATTATATCAGATTCTTTACCTTCTTCAAGAGCTCTTCTTAAGAGAGAATCAAATTTTCTAATAAATTCCCCTGGATGAGTAGAAATAAATTTAGCTATTTCTAGAATATCTTTACCAGTATCATACATATTCTGTACTTGAGAATTAAATGTACGATATTCTTTTGATAAACCCTTACTCTTAAGTTTTACAAAGAAATCAGCACACTCAGGATAATTTACTACATATTCTTTTGGATGTACACGTTCTGATAACAATACCCAATGTCCATAAAAATGTTTTGCATCTCGTATACAGTTTTCTACTCCTTTAGCCTCAATTATTTTTTCTATTCTTCCACAAATTTCTCTACGTTTTGATCTAGGAAGAGTATCTAATTTTCTCCATTCAGGATTATCAGTTTTTTTATTAGACCAAGAGCTAACTTGTATTTTCTTTGGAACATGTGGAAGACTTGGATCAGCTCCCATTAAGTACAAACTATATCTCAGAACATCATTAATCTCGGCAATTTTATATTCCGGCCGATGTCTAGCTACTATACACATCGTTTCTTTAAAAGGTATACGTTCTGGGATGCTAAGTTCTGGATAATTCTCTAAGAACCATGCCAACTCTTCCCTAGTTTCTCCTGTTAGTGAATTTCCGGCCGACATCATTTGCCGAGGAATATCCATAAATTCGGGAGGAGTCATAACCTTAAGTTGTCGATCTGGTTCATCATCAATTATTTCCTTCTCTTCTTTAGTTGTCCAAGGATTATCTCTTAGGAATCCTTCAAGATCACCAGAATAAACTCTTTTTTGATCTAACCACAATTCCGATTTATCCTTAGAAATTACTTGTTCTGGAAATCCTGGATACAAAGGTTTAAACTTTTCCCCAGAATGATACAATTCGTGGATGTATGGAAGTAGATTTGTATGGAGATTTTCCATATCACTAATCGTCATCCTACATATTACTTCGGGAGAAAGAAAATATCTATATCTCTTTAATTCTTGAAGAAGTGAGATTAATACTCTCTTACTCTTTTCCTCCATGTTTCTAGGATCTACTAACTCCTTGCTCTCTACTAATACGCATCCTCTACGAAATGCAATAATTTCCTTGTTTAATTTCATTTCTGCCATATTTTTTGGTTTATAAATTAAATTTTCATCCACTTTTTTGCTCTCTCGAATTGTTTTATGAGATCATCTATCCAAGTACTAGCCGTACAATCTTTCTCAACTAATATCCATGAACTTGGAATGTCTGCTGAGTGATTCATAATAATAGAAAAACTAGTATCTTTTCTATCTTTCCCATCACCATCTAAGAAAAGTATTACCCCAAAAACACTCCCAAAGAAATATATCCTTGGAAGATGAGGTTGTTTTGATAGGTCCAGTTTATCATAATGATTTTTCCATGATCTATCTTTCAAATCATTTTTAATTAATTCATTTATTTCATCCATTTTTCTATTTGTTTATTTTTCTACACTTATAAGAGTTTCTCGCCTTCTACAGTTATGGTCCTATGTTTCTTTTGTAGTTCGTCAAGTAATTTTCTTTTTAGTGTTCCAGGGAGAGGAATTTGTGGAAACAGCAACGTCTCACTTCTATGTTTCCAAAGCCACTCATCTATCTCTTCGAAGGATTGCTCAAAGACTTCAAAAACTGGTTGCTCATCATAAAACCATTCATCTAAGAATTCAACTTTAAAATCATATAGTCTAAGGTGAAGTCTAAGTTCGTCTAATTCTGAACCCTCTCGTGTAGATATTATTTCTCCAAGAGGATTATGAAGACGATATTGATTTTTTCGTTTTTCTAAGTCTCCGGTATATCCAATTTTTACAACCTTCCTTATTCCTTTCCATGCGCCAGATCCAAATAAATATAACATTTTATAATTTACTCCTTTTTCTTCTTACCTTTAATAATTCCAGCAACCCTATCTCCTGCCGCATCCTCTATCTTATTCCGCTGCTTCTTAAGGTTATTTTGATATCCATAGGTTGCACCAAGAATAGCTCCTGCAATCGGAATGGCAGCTGCTGCAATTTCATCATGGGATAAATATGTAAAATCATCAAGTGACCTATGTATACCATAGGTAGTCAATGTTTCAGCACTTGCCATTCTTGCTTTCTTTGCAGCTTCTTCTACTGTCTGTTTCATAACTTATTCGGATTTGTTTTACAATAATTTTCATTCTCTTTCAGTTTTAAAATATTATTCAAATGTTCGTCTGAAAGCAGATGCTTATTACTAAAATTACCCAACATTATACGAGGTTCAATATTTTCATCTCTCATAAATTTCTGTAGTTCGTATATATGAAAAAGCAAACCTTCACAATCTACTGCGTAGTATTCAACGCCATCGTCATTGTTGGCAGATACTTCATAACCAATCCATCCACCGTTACCCATATAAGTATTTATCTCAATATTACGGCAAAAGCCATAACTGATAAGTAATAGCCTTAGTACATCTTTCCCACTCATACACATTTCGATTTATCAATTTGTCCTATACGCTGTCTTTCAAATCCCTCTATCTGTGCGTCAGTAAGGTTGTTCAGCCATTCATCAGCATACTTTCTGTACTTGGCATGATTGCATTTATAAAACTCCAATCTAAGCCATTCAATAGTTATGTCCTTTTGTTCCATAATCATCTGGTTATAGTAGTTCTTTTATTAAATAAAACCATAAGTATCAAGGCAAAGGCGACTTTCAATAATCGCTTTTTACCAACAATTACAATGTTGTCTTTGGTTATTCCACTATCAGTTGTTATGCTGTACCATTTACTATATGGTGGTAAGCACCTATAAATATGAATTTTAGAAAATGTATATTTCATAATTACCTCCTATGTGTTTTATGGTTCTTGTTCATTCAACATAATTTTATCTCCTTCTCTTTTAAGGCTTATATCAATTGCCATAAATTCAGGAAATTGAGATATATAAACATAAAACTCAGTCTTACGTTTATCCTTTAATTGTTTTTCTGTTGGTGGATTCTTATATTAATCCACACAAGATATTGCTTTAGAAATTAATTTACCTAATTCCATAATTAACACACCTCCTTTCTACTTAATAGTTCATAACCCTTTGTTTGTTTCTTTTTTCCAGTAGTCTCATCTAAAATAGATATATAAATTAATTTAACCTCAAAATAACTTTCTAAATCTTTTGCTTTAGGGGTTTTATCATAATTAATACTAGAATACAAATATCCTAACTTATCTTTTATTCCAGATAATATTAATTTATCCCCTACTTTAAATTCATTATAGATAGTAGCTTCTAATAATTCATCTGAAAAAGTAATTATTCCTAAAGCTTTTTTTATTTTAGTAATATGATAACCCATACCCTTTAATCTTTGAGGACCCAATGTAATATAGTAAGATTTAACCTCATCTGAATCAGATATCTGCCCTAATACTATATCAATAGCGTCTTCAGACAAACCATATTCACAAATAAGTTTTAATTTATCATACATAGTAGTTAAACTAGTATATACCTTTAAAAAATTTGATACCTCCTGATTCACTATATCATCTCTGGTTAACATATTATGTACCGTACTAAACACTGTAAATCTATCTTTATAGTCTATCTGTTGTATTTTAAAAGCTCTAATCTCATTTACTAGTACTAGATTATTAGGAACTGGTTTAAGAATAATATTTCCTTCAGAAGTATGAATCTTATTTACTGCTACATAATCATCCTTATAATTAGAAGCTTTGGCATCTTTCTGATACTTCTTAGCTAATGCAAATTTATCTTTTATAGAAATAGCAATATTATAAGTTCTTAATAAACTTTCTGTCATTTCTTGTTTAGTTTTTATTATTTTCTGAAAATCTTCAGCCTTCATTTCTCTATAATTAGCAGTAGATCTATAATAAAAAGTGGCTGAATTTTTCCAAGGATTATCAAATAATCTTTGCCTTCCTAATATCTGGGGCAAATCTTCTGATATATCTACAGCCAAGGAATCTATATTACTATCACTGAATATAAATGATCTAGCACATAAACTATAAAAGTCAGCTCCAAGATATACAGTTCTTGTACAAAAAGTAAACATTTTAGGTTTTACTCCCTTTAACGGTACTTCACCTATCTTAAAAGACTTACCTAACCTCCTTTGAATTTTCTTTAAATTATCTTCTGTGTATGAACATAAGATATTACATTGCTCTGAGGTAAGATTATTCTTTTTAATGATAGATGTAATATGATTAACACTATTAACATAGAATACAGCCTCATCTGATACTACTTTTGTTGGAATTCCATCTCTCATTACTACTATTTCCTCAAACTCTCCTGAAAGATACTTTTGAATTACTTCAGAAGCTTTTTCACCAACAGATCTCATTACAAAGACATCTAAATCTGGTTGAATAACTCTACTAGGATCCGCAGATCCCCAATCTAATTCATAATATGGGAGATCCTTAAATTCATCTAACATTTCTAAATATTCATCCATCATAGGAGTTGCACTAACAAAGTATGCTGTTGGAGATTGTTTAAGATATTCTAGAAATTTTAATTCAGTATCACTCTTAAATCTAGAATCATGAAGAATACTTTGAAATTCATCTACTATTGTATAAAATGTATAAAATCTATCTAA